TGCAGCCCCTAGAGCTGCACCCGCAGTAGTACCTAGCTGCTTACCTACAACCGCACCAACCGCACCTCCTCCAGAAACAGATTCTTGCACTTCTGGCCTATCTGCAGCAGTCTTCATCTGAAAGTCTTCTAATCCGGCTTCTTTCATTCGGGTACCTGTTGTCTTACCTGTCCCTTGAAGTGTTATTCCGCCGATTGTTAAACTTATATCTTCTGCTAATGTTTTAAAATCCTTCATCATTTGCTGACCTATACCAACCTCCAGCGTTGCAATAACCGTTCCCATAGCTTTTCCAAAAGCATCACTTTTTTTCGCAGCTTCTAACTGTTTTTCACTAGCTTTCTGAGTCGCTGTTTCAGCTTCTTTTTTAGCCTTAGCATTCACAAGTTCAGCCTCTGCTGTTTTGTAAGCTTTATCGCTAACCCCTATCATTTGAATTTGTAAAGCATTCAGGGCATCTACAGTGTCGGGGTCTCTTAAATTAGACAAGGCATTTGCATAGTCCTCTGTACTTAGCATTACTGTCTTTACCATGTCTTCTGCTGATAGGCTTATGTCTTTTCGCTCCCCTTCTGCCTTTCCTAAATGCATTTTTATTCCGGAGGCTTTTTGAATACCTATTGTTTCTGTTATTTCAGTAGCTCTTCTTGTTACTTGTTTCTTTTCCTCTTTCTTTACAGCTTTCCCTGCTAATTCTTCTCTAACTTGCTTTTCACGCTTACCCATTTCTACCCCTAACTTTTCTCTAGCCATAGCTAACACTTCAGCACTTCCGCTCATACCGGCTACTATTGCCTGAAAACCACCCACAAGCACAGGCTCAGCCTTCTTAGCAACAAATTCAGTCGCATGCAATAAACCTAATCCAACTTGATTAATAGCTTTCTCCCAATCAGCTTTTGCTAATGCCTCCTTCGCCTCTTTAGAAGCTGTTTTAAGATCGCCTGTTTCTTGTTTAAGTTTTGTATAAGCGTCTGTTAACTCCTTAACTTTGTCTTCCTGTTTACTTAGAATAGTATTAAATCCTTTTATAACATCTGTAGCTTTAACCATACCTATCTCTAGAGAAGCTCCTCCTCCACCTACACTGCCTTTAGAAACCATACTGTCTGTATCTATGCGTATAGCACTACTCCTACTATCCTCAGGAGAAGCAGAAACAGCAGCTCTTTTTTTATAACCCTTACTTACTACCTCCATGTTCCTGCCTACATCTTCCATGCTCCTGTTAGTACTCCGTTGAGCTTCCAAATTCTGTCTAAAAACCTTATCTGATACTTCCATGTTCAATGCAGCTGCTTTAAAACCTATCACTAACTTAGCAAAAGATTTATCTAATTCACTTTTAACTTCAGTAACCCCCCCTATACTACCTCCGCCCTGCATACGTACACCGGAAGAAAACCCGTCATAAACCGGTAACTTATTTACAATATTATACGGCACTCCCCCTGCAAGATGAGCCGGTACAACTATCTCACCTGGATGTAATGTTGCAGCTACTTCACCCGCAGCGGCAACAGCATGGCCTAACTGTCCACCTTCAGATAAACGTAAACCAGAAGCACGACCAGCAGCTATATCAAGTGCAGTTGGTTGCCCTTGCTGTGCCCTAGCACCTAAATATATTTCTTTTAAACTCATATGATCTTTTATAAATTTAATAAATCCCTTCCATCCCGTAGAAAGACCTTTACCCATAATCCCTAAACCCCTATATACATCTTTCCAAAAATTAAGGTCAGTTTTCGTATCTGCTGTTTTATACTTACCTCCGAAACCACGCATTATCGCGTCCCTCATCTCTAACTGATCTTTAGTTAACTGATTATTCATTTCAGGAAGAGTTATCTCTTTCTTAAGAGCAGAACTTATTAAACCCATAAACCCTGTAACACCTTTTCCGCCCAACTTCCAAGCTGCAGAAGCTATCTTTGCCATTACTTTCCAACGATTCTCAGCTTGTTTCTCTTTTTCCTCCTGTGTAAATCTTCCTCTTACTGCTGCTCTGGGTAAGGGTAACTGTCCACCTTCAACCATTCTAATACCTGAAGCAAATTGTTGACTAGTAATTGGTATCTTAGGAAAATATCTCTTAAATTTTTCTATCCCTAAGTAATCAACTACAGCTTCTTTATTAAGTGACTTCATCATTTCTTTTGCGAAACTTACTTCAGACCTAACTGCACCCCATTTTTTTAGCCTTTCAAATAATTTATAAAAATAAGATTTCTCCTTTATCAAAGATTCCATACCTAAACGAACATTATGGTTATCCAGGGGTATCTCACTCAGTATAGATTTCAATTCTTTTTTACTTGAAGAACTTCGTGCCAACAACTCTACATCCTCTAAATTCATATCCCGCGGATCAAGAGCCTTACCTAATTCCGGCTTTTCCTTAATCAGACCTGCTACATCCCCGGGTTTATTATATTCAATAAATGTCTTTATCCTCTCTATAAAACCATACGTAAGCCACTTACTATCTTGTTCAATATCTTTGTATTTAAACCTTATGCCTGTAAAAATATCAAGCGCCTTCTTATACTCCTGTGATCTGTAGAGAAGATTAGCCTCCTTTATTTTTTCTTCTATCTCGGGGTGTTTAGCTATATCTTTTTCTCTTTCTAATTTTATAGAAGGATCACTAAAGGCATTTTGACTTAGTAATCTATTAAGGTTTAAATTAACATCCCGATCATTAGGCCTTACCTTTAGTATACCTCTATACGCAGATACAGCTTCCAGAAAAAGACCTTTATTAAATAAACTATCAGCAACCTGTTTTGCTTTTTTAAGATTTTCTTCTTCGGTTAATACACCACCCTCAGCCATACGTATCCCTGAAGAAAATCCATCATAAACAGGTAATTGATTAGTTATGTAAGAGGGTACCCCTCCTGCTAACCGAGCTGGTACAACTATTTCTCCTGGATGAAGTTCAGCTAAAACACTACCTTCCTTAGCTACAGCGTGACCTAACTGACCTCCAGACCTTCCATCCACTACTCCCTGAGCAGCAGTTAGTACAACCCCACTTGCCTTTTTAAGGGGTACAGGTGCACTTACCACACCCCCCTTACCCAGTAATATATTGTTAATAACCTTACTCATGCTATTAAGTGCTTGTATAGTGTCGTTCTCATTTAAAATACCTAATGCCTTTTTTAGATCACCTAAAAAAACTTCCTCGAATACACCTTTCTCGCTTCTAATATTTTCTTCTAATCTTTTAATCTCTGCTACTATAAACTTTATTTCCGCACTTGCATCTACTTGTATATCTTTGATAGGTACAGTTCCAGCAAATAAGTTCTTCCAGTCATCAAGAACAGGCTGTATAAAATTTCTTGATGCATCTCTTCTTAATTGTTTAAAACTATCTGTTATAGACTTCAAAAGTGTTTGTTCTTCATCAGGGGCATGCAGTGCATCCGCCCATGCATCGCCTAGTCTATCTACCTGGTTATAAATAACATCCTGCTGTCTCTGTAAAGCTAACAGTTCTGAGTAGTAAGACTCTAGCTGACTTATAGAGCTTTTTATAAGTGGCGGAACTTTATCCCAACCCCACTCTCCGGAACGTAATGAAGATTCAATCAGTTTATCAATTGTTGTTTTAAAATAATCAGCAGTTTTACTTACAGAATCTAAACTAGACTGATATACCTTTGTTTGAGCATCTAATAAATTTAAACTTTTATTTAAATCTGAATACGAAGATCTCATACTTTCAAACCCTACTAATCTTTCCCTCCAGTTCTCTACATCTTTTACCGTTTCCACTATTATTTTTTGTCTCTCTTGCACTTTAATAAAATCTTCTGTTTGTTCCGTGTATTCCCTTAACTTTTCAGTGTTACTTATATACTCCTTTTTTAATGCGGTAAGCACTTCTTCTGTAGCAGAAATAACAGGAGTCAATTCACCTATTCTATTTACCAAACCTATATCTGTGTACAGGTCAGCAACTGTTACAAAATCAGATAAAGACTTATTCATTTTAATCCAACTAATCTGCTGCTGAATAACAGCATAAGCTGCCCGTATACCTGTTAAGCCTAAAGCCTGTAAATTTTTATCAGATACTTTAATCTGTTTATCTGTATAACCAAGTACCCTAAATAACTCATTAAATTCTTTCGACGTATCCTCAAAATAACTTTTCATTGCTGTAGATCCTGCTACTAGTTGAGTTTTTAACCTAGTGTAGCGTATCTCATTCTGTTTTATTTGTTCATCTAATTCGTTAACACTAGCAGGATCAAAAAATATAACCTTTGCCCCTGCAGGTGGTCCTTTTTTTAAATAATCCCGCCTCTTACGTAACTCATCTGTTTCATTTCCTAACTTTATTAATGCTTTTCCCATTGCTTCCGCTTCAGCCACTGTCTTTTTATCAAAAGCCTCCTTAACCATTTTACCCCACGTTTTAACTTCTGGGAACTTTATTGCTGTTTTAGCTAAAGCTATACCTAATTTCTTTATTTGACTCGCCAATGCTGTCATGCCAGCGTAACCGGTTTCTTCAAATTCTTCAGTAGCTAAGGCATCCCTTATTGCATTAATAGACTGCTTTATCGCCTGGATATTAAAACCTGTAAAAGCCTCTACAAACTTTCTACCTAAAATCTCCTTTAAAGCTTTAGCCCACCCTCTTACTTCTGCTTCAGTAGATTTTGAAAATATATTTAACATCTTACGTATACCACCAAGATGCCCACCCATCTTTTCTGAAAATTCAGCAAAAGACACACCTACTCCAGAAGTCAATTCTTTACTATAGCTTACTAGAGTAGTTACATACTCCTTCATGTCCTTTATAGCCTCGTCTCTTCTTTTTTCATAATATTTAGCTATATTTAAAGACTCACTTAACAAACTAACTATTTCCAGTCTAGACTTTTTACCTGACTCTGTTAAAGACTTAGAGTAGTCACTCGCTGCATCTCCCATACCCTTCTGTATAGCTGTAATAGTCGAAAGCATTTTTGTTGATTGTTGTTGTATAAGTCTTAAATCCTCAGGGGCTAAACCAAGGCTTTTAACCATATCCATAAAAGCTACATCAGGCCTCATGCCCTCTTCCATTTGTTTTGTTATGTTGTCTAACATTTCTCCCGTTGTATTCCCTGCGGCCTTAGAAAAAGCTTTTATTGTTTCTGTAAAAACTGCAATACTCTCTGTACTTCCGTCCCTGGCCCTGCTTAAATATTCATCCCATATCTGACTAGCTGCGTTTATAGCTACTCCTCCTAAATTAGCTGTCCTTAATGCTTCGCCTATATTCTGTTGAGTTAAACCTAGTATAGCAGTCATCGTATCAGTACCACCTCGTCCTCTACTAGCTTTCTCAAATGCTTTTTGACCTGATCTTATTAACTGATTAGCTACTTTATCTATCTTCATTGTACCTGCTAATAGTCTATAAAAATTAGTACCTCCTAAAACCGTTAAACCACGCTGAAGCCCCTTTACTGTACCTAAAGCAAGTTTTCCTCCTGCTTCTTCTCCTACCCTCTCATGTAATTCTCTTGTAAAAGCGGATTTAAATAATTCAGCCGCACCTACTGCCTGCTTAGCGGCCTGTGCTTCATCTAATTTAAATTCCATTTTCATCAGTTGCACTGCTTCTAACTCTTTTTTCAAACGCGGTAAAACACTTTTACTAATATCTACTGAAACTCCTGATGCAAGTCTTGCTCCATGTTCTTTTATTAAACTATCTAGAGATTTACTAACTGCATCTAAATCAGTTTTTTTAGGAATAAATGGTAAAGCCTTACCTAAAACCTTAGCAGTTCTTCTTTTTTTCTCTAATTCTCCATATAGCGTATTTAGCTGTTTAAAATAATTTATGTCACTTTCTGAAATAGTACCGAATAGCCCGGGAAACTGCTCTTTCTTCATCGTATTTATTTTTTTTCTCATATTATCTATTTCAGCATTAATTACAGCCCCTGTATCTATAGGGATTTTATTTATTATACTTTCTACGTCTTTTGATGTAAGGGCTGAAGTGTCCCTAAACTTTTTATATATTTCATCTATGGCTTTATCAAAAACACGTGTATCAATTGTTTCAAAAGTTAATACACCTTTATATTTAGCCTTATCAGCTATATCCCTAATTGCACCTAAAATCTTTTCTTTATTCTTCTCTACCTGGTCTTCATCGATTAAAACTTTATCTATATCTTTAAAAACACCCCTGTACATTTCCTGCGCTTCTCTCGGTAATGTTTTATAACTAGCCTGGATATCTCCTATTAAATTCTTAAAGGTTCTTACTGCGTGTGTATCCTTTTGAAATGCTGCAGGATCTGCTAACATTCTATTCTTTAAGGAACGCCACTGATTATACTTATTAACAGTTAATTCTGCTTCTGCTCTTAATCTTGTAATATCAAGCATCTCCCTTTTAAATTCCGGACCAGCACCCATTAAACCACCAAACCTACTTAAGTTCTTTTTGATTTTAATTTCCAAAGCATCAAGTATATTAGCGTATTCTTTTGCTGACTTCGTACCTATAGAATAAGCATCCTTCATCATACTTACTCTGTTTTTTTCTGTTGCACTAATTCCAGTTAAATACTGATCCATCACTTTAAGGTATGCAGAATAACCCTTAACAGCGTCCATCGCCACTTTAAGTTTATTAAAGTATACTTCATCTGGTTTAATACCTACTTTAATAACGTATGTATCTCCTTCCCACTTACCTTTCTCTCGCTGCATTTCTTCAATCATATCAATCACATCGCCAGACTTTTTGTATTTCATTATAAATTCTTTTTTCTTTTTAATAAGCTCTAAATCTATATCTTTACCTCCAAATATGTTTGCTATAGCTTCTTCATCTATTATAGCATACCCCTCGGTAGTCTTAATAAACATTTTTCTATGTTCTTTCGCATCGCCTTCTATCTTTTTTGCGAAAACTATAGCAAACTCGCCCATCTTACTAGTTAATTTCTGTACCGCATTATCGCTTAGTTTTCCCCTGATTTCATATATACCTTCCATAGCCGATAACAAAGCTTCCTGATAATCTTCACCCCTAATCGCATCTTCTAAATCTTTAACTATTTTTCTAACTGCCTTTCGGGTAGACCCCTTAACGTCTATATTTGTTAATAAAGAATCGGAAATAGCTTTTGATATAGCCTCCGCCGACTCTTTTAAAGCTGGTAAAGGTATATTCCTAACAGAATCTTTTATAATCGTACCTAAGTCCGGGCCAAATGTTTTAACAAAAAATGCTCTGAATCCTTTTAAAACATCTTCCGTACCTAAACTTTGAACTATACTAGTTATATAAATTTCCAGATTTGATGAGTTTGTTTGTAATGCCCTCCCAATTGCCTCAACTGCAGCAGTTCCGCCCATCTTTGCTATACTTCTCATTCTATTTTCTGCCTGAATAAAAGAAGTATTTACTACCTTGGTTCCCTCTCTAATCTCCTCAGCAATCTCACCCATATTTTTTCTAATAGTAGTAACATCATAACCTCTTTTAAATGCCTCATTGTAAGCTTCTCGTAGATTATTATATTCTTTAATATTTTTTCTTAGTTTGTCTATAGTACTATCCAACAAACCCAGACTGGCCGGTAAATAAGTTAAAATATTTCTGCCTACTCTCGGGTCTGATAGATCTCTTAATATAACACTAACTTCCTCTAACTGTATACCTATTAGTTCTACAGCTTTTACTGTGGCTAACTCTTCCATTCTTTTTTTAAGTACACCAACCCTGTTTGAAGACTCAAGAATAGCATCCCCGTAATCTGTATAACCTTTCACTAACCCAGGAAACCGGGAAGCTATATCTGATCTTAATTTCTTCTCCCTTTCAATAGCACTTAAATCAACCCTAGCACCCGTAGCGATATTCTCTAAAGCCGTTGTATAAGAAACAATAGCTATTTTAGCCTCATTTAAAGACTGCTGAAGTTCGTTAATTAACTTTTTGTTTTTTTCAATTATAATTTTAGATGTGTTATCTGTTACTTTCCTAAATCCCCATAGGGCTGCTGTAGTACCTGCTATAGCTGCCGCTACAATCCCAAGAGGACTAGTTAAAAATCCTGCTAAAGTACCTCCTACCTTAGTTAAAGCTAAACCTAAACCCTTCCAAAAAGATCCCTTACCTAAACCCTTAACCCTTAACCAGGTTGCAGCCATAAAAGCATTACCCCATCTATTTCCTGTAGCTTTCCCGGATACCCTAGCTGCACGAAATGTTTCTCTAAAAGTACTCTTCTGAAATAATGATCTTTTGACTGCTGCACCCGTACCCGCTACTGCTACGCTCTCCTTTATCGTTCTTGCTGAAGTAGGTGCAAGTCTCCCTCTTTGCATCACAAGGGTAGAGGGTAACGTCTGCATAGCTACTTTTGTCGTGCCCCCAGTAACTAAACCCTGAGCAACCGCTAACTCCCTTGTAGCTAAAGTCATAGAGTTAAGGAGGCCAAGACTCGTAGTATATAAAACATTTGTTCCCTGCACAGATCCTGTTACTGTGTTTTGTGCCATTGCTAGTGTTTCTGTCTCAGATATATTTTTACCAATAGCTACTGAAGAAACATTCTTTAAAAAACCTATAGTTTTTGCCGCCTCTTTTCCTGCCGCTCTTAATCCCCACCTGCGAATAACATCTGATAAATCAATACTAAAATACCATCGTAAAAATCGACTAAGTCCCATAAATAAAACAGCAGATGTACCCAAGACAGAAATTGTAGTCTTTATAACCCCTGGCAGTTTATCAAATACACCTAAGATACCCTTACCTATTGAAAGAAATCCACGTAGTATACCTAAGATACCTGTTCTACCAAAAGAATAAATAAAAGCCTCCCATTCATTACGTAAACCTGTTACTTGTTTCTTAAACGCCTGCATAGCTATTTCATTTTCTGCCATTGCAGATCCATGAGCGTAAGTAGCTTCTGTTGTAGCTTTAGTAACCTTAGCCCAATTCTCAAACATTGCAGCTACAAATGCACCAAACCTTACGTGCCCTATAGCATAAGAAACTTGGTACTTTTGAGCACTTGTTAATTCTCTCCACCTCTCAGCTACTTCCTTAAATACAGATGAAGCTGTTCTATATTCTCCGGCTGTCTTTCTTATAGAAATACCTAAATCAGTTAAAGCTTTCTCTGTTTCATCTGTTCTTAAATGAACTAACATAAACCTAATTGCACGTCCGATTGTAGGTCCACCTCTTCTGGTAGTCTCCTGTAATGCAGCCATGATACCTGTGAGTTCCTCAAAACCAAGCCCCATTAATTTAGCTATACTACCTGCCTGTTTCATCGCCCCACCCAAATCCTTTGCAGTAACAGCATTCCTATTAGCTACTAAATTCCAGGCATCAAGAACTTTTATAGAATCCATTGCAGATATATTATACTGACGTGTAGCAGCTGTAAGTGTGTCCATAGCCAGCGTTGCATTTAAGACTGTTACATTAGCTGCTAGAGTAGCTACCCGTGAAGCCTCTATTACCTCTTCCTGGTTAAGGCCCTGCCGCGCAAACTCTAACATAGTTTTCATTAAATCTTTAATAGGTGTTGCGTAGGACACAGCTAGAGCGTAAGCTTGCTCTGACATAGCCATAAAATCAGTATTAGACTGATTCATAACTTGCCTTAACGAAGTAATAGCGCTTTCCATTTCTGTTATTGCACGAACAGCATCCCTAGCACCACGCATAACACCAAAATATAAAAAAGCACCACTCCCCCACTTCGCCAGTCTAGCCATAATATTTTTCATCTGATTAGCTACAGTTCCAGCATACACAGATGCTGTCTCTTTTACCTGTGTAGTTACTTTACCCTGAGCTGTTGCTATACCTTCAACCATAAGTAGCTGCTTACCTTGTTGATCAGTTACTTTACGAATCACATTTAAGTTTTCTCTTATAGCCCCTCCTGATTCTTTAGTTAATTGAGCATAAGCTCTTCCAGATAATAACATTTCTTCATTAAACTGCGATATCTGCTTCCCTATATGTCTCGTTAATTCCCCTGCAGGATCAGCCCCTCTCTTAAACTCTGCTTGTAATCCCCCTAAAGCTTCCCCTATCTGAGATCTACGCATTGCAAACTGTTGTCGTCTAGATGCTGTTGCTAAGCCCTCTCCCTCAACCTGAGAAAGCGATTTAACTACGTCTGCATACTGATTTAAGGCACGTATAGCCTCTCTAAGACTCTCAAGTCTTTCATGTAGGGGTATGTTAGCGTCTGCAGATGCAGTTCTGATCCTACCTAACTGTGTAAAGTACTCATTAGCTTGTCTTGATAAATCTCGTTGTTTTTTATTTCTAAGATCTATCTTCTCTGCTAGTTCAGATTCCGTCCTTAATCCAAACTCAGAAGCACGCTCGTATATCTGTGCAATTCTCTGACGTGCTGTAAATTCCGCTTTAGCTGCATCTACATTATTTTTAGAATGTTCTGAAAGCCTATTCGCTAACTGTTCGTATTTTTCAATATGTGATAAAGCATCACTAAGCTTAGCTTTAATCTGCTCTCTATTTGCAGATTCATTTTTAGAAAAAGTAACAGCACTGTTCATCATAGTAGCGTACCTGCCTGCTTCACTTGTCATTGACTTAATCTTTTCTTCAACACTCGCAGTCCCGCTACCTAAATTAAACATACCGCCCAGCATATCATCTATAGTTTTGGACGAATCAGTTGCACTTTTATTTACTCTATCAAATCCCTGAGCTGTACCTTCCACAGTATCTTTTACCTTAGATGTTGCTGATTTTAACTCTTCCATCTTTCCGACAGTTTTTCCTAAGTTTTTAACTACTTTTCCTACCTCTTTCTCACTCAGTCCAAACAAGCTAAGAACCTGTGAAGCTGATTTAATTACAGAAGATAATTTCTCTGTACCTCTCAGGTACTTAACCAAACTTTCCGCTGTCTGTGTAATTGAAACAAAAATAGTAGCTTCTTCCTTTAAAATAGCCATCTCTGCTTCAAGAGCGCCGGTCTTTTCTTTTAACTTACCGGTTAAAGTTTCAACACTTCCTATAATGTTTCCGTAAGCCTTTGCTTCTTCACCCGTCATTTTTGCTGTTTCAGCTGATACTTGCACTCTCTCTTTTTCTACCCCTACCCTTCCTGGTGCTGGCAATGCAGCAACACCTGCCCTACCACCTATCTGCTGCCTACCGATATATTCACCTAAATACTGTTTTATATTAGAAAAACCAGTTAAAGTTTTTAATTGTGTCAGTAACCTCTCTTTTAACTGTGCATAAAAATCCTTAAATTCACGTTCCGGAACTTGGCTAGTTACCGTTACAGTTGCTCTTTTTATAGCATCCTTTACTTCTCCCATAGATACCTTTTGTTCTTTTGCGACCCTTTTTAGCTTTTCCGCATCTTTAATAAACGGCAACCCTAGCTCCCCTAAATTTTTAGCAAGAAGAGCCTCGTCTATATGCTCTACACGTCTACCTTTATATTCTACAAACCTCTTTGTTATTTCTCCGGAAATATTACCTAACACTTTATTAACTTGTTCAAAAGCCACTATTGCTCTATAAGCAGGAATCATCAATCTCTCAATATCAGGCAAATCTTTTAAACCAAAAACCTCAACCTTACCTACCTGATTAACAATCGTTATAAGTCGTTTCACCTGCTCGTTAGTTATTTTACCGGCTAATACCAAAAACCTTAGTTGATCAATACTCTTAAAACCGGCTTTTTTAATAGCTGCCTCAAATGCCTCCCTATCTATAACAAGAGCCGCAGCTTGTAACTGCGTAATATCCTTAACAATACTTTGAATATTTACAATGGAGTTTCGTACAGCAGTAACTTCCCTACCGCCCATTAGTTTTAAAGCATCTTGTAGTTCAGGATATTTATCAGGATTCATCTTTACCAAAACTTTAAACATTTCTACATACGCACTAATCTGAGTCTTAAATCCCTCTGCATCAAAAGCCTCAAGACGAGTTACTGTCTTAATATCTACTAAAGCAGGCATAGCCCCTAATGCCTTAAATATCTCACCGTAACCTTTAAATATACCAAGTATATCAATTCTACCAAAACCCAATAATGATGTTTTAGCAGCAGCGCCTTCTCTAGTACCTACAGTTGTTACTGGTTGTTCAGTTACCATCTGAGTTCCGATACGCTTTGAGTACTCTAAAAAAACACCTTCTAAGATATCATGTATTTTAGTTCCAGTTGTTGCTGCTTTACCCTCAACAGTATAGCCTAGCCGTTTCATGTAATCTTTTACTATATTTTGTAAACCATATTCAATATCTTTACCTGCAAAAGCACCAAAAGCTGAAGGCCCGCCTCTTCCTGGAGTAGTTACTCCTGCTCTACCACGTATAGCCACAACCTCTCTTCCTGAAAATTTAGTTTCCATAAAGGCACGAAGTACTGACACAGCCTCTTTAGTTAGTTTAAATTCTTCAGTTAACTCCCTAAGAATATCATCTAGCCCTTTAACCGCCGGTGCATAAGAAACAGGTACCTCCCCTGTCGGTTTTCTTCCTCTTGCTCCTAATAATCTTTGTTCTTGTCTTATAGTTTCAATAGGTATTTCTCCGGTAGTTCCTGGTAAGAATCCTGACGGCTCTATCATACCTATAGTTTCACCTTTAACACGCATCCTGCCTAGCTGTCTTACACGCATCGCTATTGCACCGAATGTTTTACCCAACCCTTCTTTCTGAGCAGTAAACCAACTAACTAAGTTTGTAGTAACAAGATTAGCTAAGTCTGCACTCATCTGTATATAAAAATCCTCCAAACTTTTTCCAAGATCCATTATCTTCGGAGTAAATAAAGTCACTAATCTATCCCGAACTGCCTTTACTGCCTGCTTATTCCCTGATTTTAAAGATTTATCTAAACGCCCGTACTCTTTTCGTGAAATTCCTAAAAATTCACCAACTAAAGACCTTATATACCCGTACCTTTCTGCGGTAGCAGCTCCTCCCGATATTAAAGCTAATGTTCTTAATACTTGCTCCAAGTTCTCCATATCGCCTACAAAAAACTGCACTATTGCAGGAATAAGTATTTTACCAACATTCTGTATGTTTTCTTTATGTATAGAGGATAGTGCGGTTATAGCCTTATCGTAGCGAGATACAGTTTCTCTATCTCCTCTTTTATAAACATCTGATATCATTTGTCTTATCTCTTTAAAACCTGCACCTTCCTGAAATACTTTACTGATTTTCTGAAAAGCTCTCTGTAGTCTTTTATTACTTACATTCTCAGCCTCTTCAAGCCCCCTGATAGCTAATGCTTCCTGCCTATGTTTTTCTACAATCTGCTGCGTAGGAAAATACTCATACGCTACAGCACCGCCTCTTTTAATTACATTCTCTAACGCCACAACTTCTCTATCAAAAACTTCCTGTTCTTTTTCAGTCGTAGCAATTAGTCTCCTAATGAGAGTTGGTGAAAATCCAATAGCCGTATATTTCTTTATAATATCACCTACCCGCTTTAACTTTTCTTCCGCAATTTTTCTCTGTCTCTCTTTCATATCAGCATAAGTCAAAAGGCCTGTTTTCATTTTACCCTTCGGAAACCTTTCTATCCTACTAACTATATTAGCTACTAATTTTTGAGACGCTACCTTTTCATGAGATAAAAATGCCTCCATCTGTGCAGGATCTATCATCTGAGCAAAAACACTTTCTCGCTCTATATTTAAAACCTCCTCAAACATCACTTTCAAGAAAGATTGATATTGTGTAGAAATACCGCCACCTCTGGTTAGTCTTCTAGCATTTCCCATAACACGCTTCATCATCTCCTGCCCTCTTTTAGTAAACTCACCTTTTTTTGTAATGTATAACTTAAGGGTCTCTGCTATAAATTTAAATCTTTTAAACTCCTCTTCCGGTAACACCGTAACCTGTTCAATAAGTCTTTTTGCTTGTTCTGCATCCTCCCCTTTTGATGTCTTTATTCTCTCTATTAGGGCCTGTGTTGTTATTAATTGCTTACCAGGCATACCTACTTCTGCAGCTTCCGTTTCTTTTAAAATCTTTGGAACAAAATCAGAGATAAACCTAGTGCCCTTTAGCGACTTACCCCTAAGGGAATAAGACATCAGGTTGAATATCATACTCCTAAGCTCTCTTTCTATCTTTGGTGTCTGTCCTGGAGTTGTAATCGAAAATGCAGAAGGTGCTGTCCACTGTTCTTCAGTAGCCGATGCGCCGCTTATTAGTCCAGACTGCATCGCCCTACCGGATGCTAACTTTTGTACTTTTCCCTGTTCTTTCCTAAATCCCGCTACCAGCATCTCAACAAATCTCTGCTGTACTTCTTTTCTATACTTAGCCATAGCTTCAGCAATAGGTAACTGAACCCTATTCTGAATAAGCTTTATTATTTCAACTAAAAACTTCTGTGTTCGTATCTTTAATAAATTTACAACTCTTTCAAATACCTGACTTCCTCCGGATATATAAGCATCTATAGCTGCTTGTATAGTCGGCGCAAACTCTCGTGTATACTCTTGTTGATCGATAAATAGTTTAGCCTGTGCTTCCATCTCCCGTATATAACCTTCATAACTTGCACCTGCTGTTTCAGCAGGTCCTACCATACCCATAACCCTCATAAATTCAGTTTTTATTCTACCTATATCACCTGCTTGCTCAAAAAATTTACTTATGGTAACCTGAAACTTCTTTCTCATAGCCGTAGGCATTGCTTCTCTAACCATATACCTGGCAAGATCATCTAGCTTCATTAAATCTGGTCTTCCTGAGGGTATAACCGCTTTTCCTATCTCCGGCCTTTTAGCTAACAAATAACCTGAAAAAGGAGTAATAATAGCTGTAGCTATTTCATCAGCCGCTTTCTCTACATCTAAACCGCTCACTGCCATTCCGCTTACACTAACCTCAGACTTTGCTCGTTGAGCTACCTGCATAGCTATACTGTTTAATAATTTTCCAACAACATCCTCTTTTGCCCCTGCCGATACCTTACCAAACTTAGCACCAGGTAATCCGCCTAAACCTCGTGTAATACCAGAAATAGCTTCTGTAACTTTAAACATTTCTCTAGGGGCTCTTCCTCTCGTAAAGCCCAAACGTAATTTTGTTACAGTTTTTCCATACTGGCCTATCTGCTCACTGATAGCAAAACCTACTTCTTCTACACTGGTCTTAGCAGTAGCAATAAGACCCTTTGTTATTAAATTAATATTCTCATAAAATTTCCCCTCAAACTCAAATGCCCCGAATGTTGTTCTAACACGATTTAAAGATTCTGGAGAAATCCCCCTTCTTTCTAATCTACGTGTAAGTCTACTGTAGAAACGTATATCATTTATTGTCTCTAACAGTTTTGCAAATTCTTTGACATCGCCTATAGCAGCACTTGACAACTTCTTACTTATTTCATTCCAGACTGTAGTGCGTGCTTCCGTAAACTTTTTAATCTGGTTATTTAATGCTGTTATCCATCGTTCCCGTCTTGCTATAATACCCTCAGCTTCCTCAGGTTGTATAGTTCTCTCTATATTTTTAATCTCGTTTTCAAGTCTTTGAACTTGTTTTGTACTCCTACCTATCACTTCATTTAATTTCTGTAAATTTAGAGCCTTATCTACTAACTTAGTTAACCCTTTCTGAGATATCTGAATACCTTTCTTAATAGCGCTGATTGTTTTTAAAACACCCGTTCTCCCTGCCTCAGCAAATCTCGCAGTAGCCCCCGCAGGAGTAGTGCCTCTTACTTCTTTAATCAAAGCATCTATTTGATCTATAGATCTCTTATGTAAAACATCTAGGGTACCTGTTACTCTTTCGTCCAGCTCTGAAATATAAGTCTGTTCTTTTTCTTCTATTTTCTTAATACCTTCTTTAGCCTTTCCTACAACTCCCTGACTACCTTTAGTAACCTTAGCTTTAGGTTTTGGTAAATCTTGAATCTGTTTTTCTATCCCCTTACCAGTTTCAGCCAATCTATCATTTATAGTTTTAAAATAATCATTTAATTTTTTCCCTGTTTTTTCAGCTGTTCTAATAACATCATCAACATTTAAAGACATATACTTTGTAAAAATATTATTTAATTCTTTTTCGAGGGTATCTCTAGCTTTTTTAAGTTCCGGTGATTTTTTAAGTTTAAGACTTGCTGCTGTTATAGATTTTATAGATTTATCTATTTCTCCTACGGCCTGGACCATTTTACCGATAGATCCGGAAAAACCTTGAATTTTACGGCGAGCCTCATCAATACCTTTAACCTTAAACTCCTTAGCACCTTCTCCAAACTTTTTAGTGAAAGCACTAAACTCTTGGTCAAACTTTTTAATGAGGTTTTTAATTGATATTTCCCCTACTGTAGCTTTACCTCCGGACGGAGTACTCACGGCTTTTGAGAAAGTTAAAAAGACATCTTTTATACCACGTAAAGATTGAACTAGGTCCCTAAGCTCAGACATCTCGGTTAAATCAATACGTATTAATTCTTCAGGCATTTAGTTGTTCCCTAAAATAGATTTCTGGTCTGAAATATTATCTCCAGATTTTCCTTTATCCCATTTAGGCGTATAAGGAGAACCCTCGCCAAATAGTAAATCCTTATCATCACCAAAAACAATAACCTCTTCGTGATCATAAGCATCTCTGTCAGACCCTACACCCAGTTTTTTAATCCTTTCTCGCTCCTTGGCCTCCATTTTCTTCTCAACCCAGCGGTCAAGCTTTTCATCGTCTTTTAATAACCATTCCGGAGCCTCAAAAGCTTCAGTAACATCATCATAGTACATAAGCCAGGAACTCATACCAATCTGATCTGGTGTCCAATATGCAGAAGGACTACCTAAAAACTGATTTCCTCCTTGCATAGGTATCCCAAAAAATGGATTACCGGTCTTTTTCGATGCTCTCCACCGAGTTCTAATAATAGGATTTCGTGCTAAAGCCCTGAGGGTTCCTTGATCAAAACCGCGAACAAAAGAAGTAAGTTGTTGGATAGCTTGTCTTCGTAATACATCATCTCTTTCGACCAGAAAACTTTCTGTAGTCTTCCACAAAGATATACAAAATTTAGCATAGTGAAACATCTCTGTAGACTCAGCCTGATACTCTGCTGTTTCTGTGTAGTACTTAGCTCTTTTTGAAAATAAAGTGTAGTACTCTATTTCTTTCTTATCTAGGTCTTCTCTTCTCTGCCTGACTAAAATCGGCTCACCAGAAAGTCTTATTAATTGCTTTCTTAGTACCTTTAATTCTGATTCTAACCTAGAGAGCTTAGACAGTTCTGCTTCAGTTAAAAAGTTATACTGTTTAATAAAATCAGTCTCTAATTGTTTTCTGGTTCTTATATTGTTAACGATACTATCTTCAAAAGTATCTTTATATATTTCCGCCCCTACTCTATACTCTAGAGCGGTAGGTTGTCTTAATATTCCTAGTAGTTCCTTGCCTTTACTGTTCTTAACAGTAATAGTCCTTGTCCCAGTAGCTATCTCTGAAAAATATAGTCTTACCTCTTCGTCGTTAAGGACTACACTCATTTACTAGCAGCTTTCTGTTTACCTTTAGTAGTAGTTTCCCATTTCTCTGATTGTCTCTCTGGAAACTGCTCCATAAAGTTAGAAGGCAACCCGTTAGCAAATGTCATAAACTCATAAGAGCCCTGCAGCCGTAGTGTAGTGTATTCGTCTTTCTGGAACTTTTTCAATCTCTCCCGCATAGCCTGTCTAGTACCTATCTGTTTTGAATTAAAAAAAGACTCTCCATCTTTTTCCAAAATAGTAGCTAATACGAATACATCTCTTGCATCATTTGCCATACTCTCAGCACAATTTCTCGTATAATCAGAAATTGCAGTCCTTTTAACTATTAGCTTATCACGTAAATCCTTTATGTCGTCTTTTACTTCAGTAACCTTACCCTTATCCTCTTTCTTACGAACTTCCTCTAATTCAGTTATTAAAGCATTCAACTCATCCTGCATTACAGTTACTTCTTCCTGCTGTTTATCAAAGTTGATACCTCTTTCCTGTAATATGGAAATAAGAGCAGCTCGCGGGATAATCCCTTCCTGGATAGCCTCGTTAAATATCCTTGCATATTCCCAATCACTAGCCTGTACTTCTTCACCTGTAGGCCTACGAATATTTAGGTTAAGTTTAGCGCCCTGATTATCTACCCAAGTAAATTTACGTGCCTTTTCGTCTTCAATAACTTCACCTGTAGTTGCAGCCTCTGGACTTGGTGATCCCGGAGGTGCGGTCGGTGTTTCTTTAGTTTCCTCAGCCAATTTTTTCTCATTGTCTGCCATAGCCTTCTCCTTTTTAATTAATTCCGATTCTGTGGTGGTACAACAATATCATGTACCACATCCTTCGGTCTAATATCATATTTCCTTAATTCATCTTGTACTTGACGCAATGAATTATTCCCTAGCCTTAATATTTTAGATTTAAGTTTAACAAACATTTCATCTTTATCTTTTGGTGCTGTCAAGATGAGTATATACTCTAAAATATCTAATTGTTTTTCAAACATACCTTTATACATTTGTTCAAAATAACCATATAAAAGCCCTGTTCCGTCTGGAACCATGTCCTTACCCTTACCTTCATTCATGGATTTCTCCTTTAAAATAAAACTCAAGGCAAGAAGTATCTTGCCTTGAGTATACAATTAATTAAATATCAGCATCAGTTCCGCTGTACTTAAAAGCCTGCCAGCCATGAGCGCCTGCTACAATCTCTGAAGTATCAACGCCAGCCCCCTGGTTTGTACCGTAAGATCCGATACAAAGCTCATTGGCTCCGCCAATACCAACAGTAGCATTATCAGCTCTAAAATCAAACGTCTGCGTAGCATTTCCACCAATAGCAAGATTTTGATTTTCACCGGTAGGTATTAATCTTTTAACAACTATTGTCAGCAAAGGAGCAAGATCATGTGTATAGTATGTCTCACTACCTACAGTGACACTATCATCAATACCTGCGCCACCATATGCTGGAAGATCACAAGTATCTTCATCAAACGAGGTATCACTTACATTAAATCCTGTAATATTTTTACCTCCATCATTTACTAAAGCCGCTGCAATCTTTCTCCTTTGAACATCAGTATACCTGTACAATTTAACTATAAGGTTCTGATCCTTTAAAAGATCATCAATAGATATTTCTGTATCTGTATCAAAATCTTTACCACAAAGTTTTGCAAACATTTCTGTGTCTGCATCTGTAGCTTCAGATGCAACTGTAACAGGTATAGGGAATGTTAAAGGCCTTGAGTAAGGTCTAAAATGACCAAGCTCTAATAGTGGTTCTCTAGTAAGTGTTACTGTAATTGTAGAACTTATCATCCTCCAAAATATCTCATCAGCAGGATCAATTTTAGTTGTTCCAGATAAAAAAGGCGCTAGATAAATCTGAGTCTGACCAAGTCTTAAACCAGAAATAAAACTAGCATCAGGACTAAAATAAGCCCCACCTTTCTTAGCAATATACCTTACATCAAGTATTTCAGTATCATAAGTTACTGCATCATCCGTATGAATATGGATAGTTTCACCAACTGGGTTACCTGTAGGTCTCTCAATAGAAAGATGCTGTTCAATATAAAATTGTCCAGCTACAAAACCTGCAGGATCACCAGCTCCATTAGCAACACTACCGGCAGATGTAAGTTCTTTCAGCACAGTAAATCCATCTGTAGCATCAATAACTTTTATAATCTTTTGCTGGTCTAAATCTGTAGCTAGTGTGTAACTACCATCATTGAGCTGTGTCATTAGTGTATCATCATCAGCTGTTTTACCTGAATCAAGTGTAAGCTCAGATGTATCATAATCAGTATCTCCTGTTGAGATGTTAACCTGACCACGAACAACACTTGCACCATCATTAAAATACCATGCTTTATTATCCGATTCCATTGCATAATTCTCAGTAGCTATTGCTGTCGTATTAAAAGTCATTGTTTGAGAATTTACAAAAGCGTTATCAATATACATGGTACGGTAGATATCTAATGTGCCCGCTGCAGCCTCGGTATTAGTTTTACCGTAATCTGCACCTTGAATAATTGGCGCGTAAATATCAACTGACGCTGATTCAAAATCTGCAGCTCTTACATATCTTGTATTAAGTGGGTCTTTTCCTGCAAGAAGAGCTACTGTCGCAATACTTCCATGACAGAAAGTATCTAAGGTAATTGCAACTGCCGGAACATTATCCACAATTTCGACAATTTCCAAATTACCAAGTTCATTCACGTCTTCAGAATTTAGAGTTGTTGAAGCTCCAAATGTCTGAACTCTCAATACCTGGGTGTCATTAAGAAACAGACACTCACCAGGATAAATATTTCTTACTTCACGACTCATAATGTTTACCTCCTAAAGTATTTTTTCGTTCACTTTAATATTAGCATTTTCAGCTTTTCTCTCAAAAATTGTCTCTATCGAAATGGGTTCTTTTTTTTCCTCATGGAAATTCATCTCTTCTAAAACACCCTTACTACACTTAGGACATACTTTTGATGTATTCCTAGGCCTTACTATAGCCTCACAGGCATTACACTTTAAAACCATTAAATAAAGCTCCTTGTACTAAGGGTTATAACATTCCAAAACCTTTGTATAGGTAATGGATCCTCAAGACGAATAGTCCTGTTACGAATATTCTCAAATAAGATTCTTCCTTTATCAAGTATACCGTACCCGAACTCTGAATTTTTACTACCGTCAAAGTTCAGAGGCATACCCTGCCTATAATCTATTATAGGTATCGAAGCTTTTAAACTTTTAGCTATTATACCTGCTAGATCATCTCTTTCCGAATCTGAGGATGCTAACACATGTAGTGTAAAAGACCTCAGTTCTTCTTCCGTTCCCCCAAGTTCATACGGTACTGGTACACCGTCCATATATTCAACAGCAACAACCGGAAGGTTGTTCTGAAACTCAGGCTTCTTTAATTTATCGTATGGATAGCCATCCATAACATTTACAGTCATACAGTAATAGTCTGCTGTTATATCATCAACATCATCAAGAGTTCCTGCAAATTGATCAGTAAATACTATAATACCTTCGTTATAATTAACTATATAATCTGAAGAACCAATAACATATCCGTTTTTTTTAATTACAATCTCAATATCTTTGGTGTCATAATAAATCCAATTTCTATTAGACGAACGATACGCTTTATGGCTTTTTACAGTAATACCTAATTCAAGTATTTCAGTCGCGTCTAAAATATCATCCTCTATGTATTCATCAAAAGATACATCCTCTTCTCCTAGAGGCGGAGAAGAATATAATACTTGTTCGCGAATATGGTGAAAAATATTAAGATCAACTAACTTAATTTCACTAAAAGCCATGTTATGTTACCAACCTCTCAATTTCTGGTATTGTATACTTTGGTACATTATCTCCTTTAATTACAGCTCTAACACTTTCAATTAGAATCACCTCAAAAACATTTAATACCTTTACCGGTACTAAAGCCGGTACATCACTCTTATTAACTACTACTGAATCTCTTTCAACAAATACCTGCATACTATTAAAAAGCTCTGTAACGGTATCAACAGAAACCCAGTAACCTGAAAAATGTAACGTAGCCCCCTTCTCTAACTGTTCTAGAATATTATTTCTAACCTCTGTCTTAATTTCCAGTAAAGCCTGCGCTATATTCTTTTCTAGTATCAAGGTTTACCTCTTAAGTACTAAGTTTACTATGAGTAAAATACGCTGTAAACTTAATTAAATCTCGTAAACCCTCTTTTAAAGGCTTAAAGGCTAAGTCTACTTCTTGACCGTCAACTATAAATGAGTCAGCTTTTTCAACTATATCATAAAATCGAATATCTATATTGGAGGCTTTTATATCAGTATCATATGTCTTACCGCCAACCGTTACTGTTCGTGCCTTACCTTCTAGCCATGTACACTGACCTTTTATTCTCTTACTTTGTTCAGAATAAGCAACTTTACCTTTACCTTTACAAACGGGGCATCTTCCTTTAAATGATTTTGGTCCGGGAATACTAGCCGGGTAAGGATATATTGGGTCATACATACCAGAACTTCTCTGGTTAACATCATCCCATGAACAATTAGGACAATCCTGAACAATAGAAGGAAGTTTAACAATAATCCTTCTTCCAAGAGTCTCCCTCATACTGGCCATGCCTTCCTTATATAAAAAGAAAGTATTCTCATCTACTAATTGTTCTGCCATATATTATCCTATACTAATATAGCATTACCTGCATAGTCTATAATAGTTCTAGCTTTAATAGAGCCCTTTATCGCTAGTAATAGACTACCATCCAACATCCCTGATGTTATTAAATATTGATCTAAAGTATATGCTAAAGTTTCTTCGTCTTTAATAACCTGATCCTGCATTATCTTCAAATGCTTTGTAGTATCAAGTCTAGATGTAGCATCGCTAATTACTATCGCTCTTCGCAGCGCTGTTTTTAACTCAGCCCTCTGAAGCATTAAAGCAGCAAAATCAACGATAAAATCCAATTTTATATTATCTATACTTTCTTCAACCCTACTAACATCCTCATCCAAAGTAAATACCCAATCAGAAACAGGAACTATTTTTTCAAAGATCGCTTTATGAAAGTAACGAATTAGGGTGTCTGCTCCGTAGCGCAAATTAATAAAGTTATTATCTCCTACCGTATCTCTTAAAGAGGATATATACTTATGATAGATAGTTTCATACTCATAGTCTTGTATATAAACATAATCATCTTCACTAAAATCTGTCAGATACTGGACTGTAGCATTCTCGTCATCCATTACAAAATCAGTATTTACTATTAATCTTGTTGGATCTGTTACACCTAAAGGCCTTTTATATATTTTTAATGCAAAAGAGTCCTCATAGGGCACAGTCGGATATTTCTGCAAATAACTTATCCTTTCATCTCCGGTAGCCCGAAGAATAAGAACTTCTGTCTCAACTGATTCAGTATCTACAGTAGCTGCCATTAGACTTTTCTTCTCCTTACATTTATCTTTTGCATGGTCATGATCGCCTCTATCATCGCTTCTTTTGTTTTTCCATTTTGAAAAAACAATCCTAACTTATTTCCCAAAGTCATCAACTCAATAAGCTTTTTTTCTTTCAGTTCTTCTATAGTGAAAGCACCTCCCGTTGAAGAGTCTTGCCTCCTAGCTAGTTCATCGTAATACTTTTCAGCCATTTTTACCAAGTCACGAGGAAAATACATAAAGTTTTGTAAAAATACCTGTAAAGCATTAATGTTTTTCTCTTGATAATATCTATTTACAGCTTTCTCAATCTCACTATACCCCTTAGACACTAATTTTTTTGGATCATCCGCGTCTTTGAGTAAATGCTTATATTTGGGTAATTGATTCAAGTCTCTATGTCTAGGTACTTGCCTTATGGCTTCTTCTACCTTAGCAAACTTACCTGTATTTTCAACCCTGTCCTTAAAACCCAAAGGCTTAGGTTCTTCAGGTTTTTCAACTGTTACATCTTTTACTACTGCCATACCTGCTCCTTTAATAAGTAAAGAGGGCCCCTACTAAAGAACCCTCTTCCCTACTATTTAAATTTATGCAAATTTATAAACGCAACCAGATGGTAAATCGGTAATACCGAAACCAACCTGTTCACGCCCAATCCATCCATCTTCCCAGGTCATCTTAGCTTGATCGTCATGCACTGTTTCCCATCGCTTGTCAACAGGCATAACACCAAATCTACTGCCTTGAAAACAATAGCATTTAGTATCATCTACAAATTCAGGATCAAAAACTTTATGAAAAGCTACACCCCAGCTTCTGAGAATATTGGCTACAGCTTCAGGACCTCTACTAAATATCTCTCGTCTTGTGCCATCGTCTAACTGTTCAACGTCTAACTTAGCCCAATTGAGAATATCGTTATAGCGTCTCGGAGAAAGATATATATCTGATATCTGTCTCTTATCGTCCTGCTCTTCCAAGTTAGTAATGATTTCTACCATTACTTTAACTGTGAAACCTGTCTCAGCAGAAATCTTATCAATGACAAGCATGTCACCAGAAGCTTCAGCAGCTTTTATAAGTGTCCATCCGGCTAGATTTTCTTTGTATGCTACTTCGTCCATTTGGTCATTTTCGAGTTCTTCAATTAACTCGTAATTTCCTGCTCTAGCATAATCAAGATACCAACGAGCTCCACCTTTTATATAAAAAGTTGGAAACACCATCTCATCTTGTTCAGCTGTTCTTTGTGGAACACCTGATATACTAGCCATAAACCAAGCAGCTCTAATCCTCTTAGATCTGATAGGATAAGGTATTTGTTGTCCGTTAGTAAAAGATTCTCTAAATATTTGCCTAATTAGTGATTGTTGCCTTAATACCGGTAATAGTAACTCACCCCTGGACGCTGCGAAATCTTTTCTGAGCTCTTCAGCCTCACGACTGTTTTTGCCCATCTCCATGAAAAGTTCACGTTTCTCAGAATCAGATAACGCGTCACCAGATTCAATTTTCAACAATAAATCGTTTCTCATGTTATTCCTCCTGTATTATCCGCGTCTTACGACGGATTCTCCGTTAAGAAACATTTAACCATCACTTCTTTATGAGTTGAACCAGCTTTTACTGCACCATCACTAAACTGTCTAGGCAACCTATCTCTAGATAAAATTCGGGCAACTTTCTTACCGGTAGAGCCGGCTCCATTTTCTCCGTCTAAGGAGAGCATACCTTTATCTCCTACATACAAATAATCTTTAACTGCGGGAACTGTTGTTCCTACTCCTGTCTCAAGGTGAATTCCCATTAACATTGCGATGAAATGACCTGTTACTACACCAACATACTCACCACGAAAAACTGCAGATGAATATTCTTTCCTTTTATAAGGAAAGTTTGTTCCTACTGGAATAATTCTCTGGACTGTTACACCGTAAACCTCTGCATCATCTGTATCACAGATTTCCAGATCGCCTTCCTCATATTGTACATACACAGAATTTTTCGTCTGTGAAGAACCGGGAACAGCTAGTTTTACGGCAATACCTTCCGGAACATCTTCAGCATCACCATAACCGAGAGCTTCGATCTCTGCCGCAGGGATCTTAAAATATCCCTCTTTAACAAAATCTCCGTCTATCGGCTCGAACTGCTTAGAATACCGGTTAATTTGTCTATAATTAACAACTGGATTCACTGGCATGATTATTTCCTCCTATATTAGTATTTAAATTAAAATCGTTAAATAAATTAACGACCCCCACGAGGGTTTTCTTTAGTTCGAGTCGTTACACTTCTAAGCGCACTTTTGAAGTTAACACTTTTTGCATCTGCTGATGCTGTATCCTGCTGCAAATCAGCATCAGGAGTAACACTTGCGTTAGAAAGAATTTTATCAGCTGCCTTACCTTCCGCACCAGTTTTCCCGGTATCTTTAGATCCTGCTGTATCTTTACCTGCCGCACCTTTATTAGCGGCTTCATCTTTAACCCCGGCCATCTCTAACGCAGAAACATAAGCACTATACTCTTCATTAGAAAATTTACCAAGTTTTTCCATAACTTCACCTTTCTTATCTTCAGGAATAATGATCTTTTTACTAGAAAGATCCTCTAACCGCTCTGTAGAAAGTTTATGGATACGATAATCAGCAAGTTCTTTTTTATCTTCTTCAGTCATCTGATTATTCTCAAGCTCTTTATTTTTATTCTCAAGTTCAGTAATTTTAGTATTAGATTCGTCGAGCTTAGAATTAGATTCTTCTAATGATCCTTCAGCTTCATGTATAGCATCGTCACTTGCAGCAGATACATCCTGTAAGTTCTTAGTTAAAGAAGTAATTTCTTCTTTTTGAGCTGCAATTGTCGCAGAAGCTTTATCAAGTTTTTCAACAGCTTGCAACGATTTAACTCTCTCAAGAACATTATTCTCAACGTCTTGAACCATCTTTGCAACATCGATTTTGTCGTCTGCCATAATTAATTCCTCCTTATTAGAATTTTTCTTATTATTGTCCGCCCTGTCCTTATCCTCTTTTCTACCCATTTCACTACCATTGAGACTGTAAACTTTATACAAATCTCCATCTTTTTTAATGGAGAGATTTGTAGCTGCAACATCTTTATTAGCAACATCTGCCAATACTGCTCTAGATTCAGCAGGATCACTTACTATCCCGCCTCCGCCAAACGCCACCGGGCCTGTATACATCTTAAATAATTTTCTTCCTTCGAAAGTTTTACCTATATACTCATCAAGGTATTGATTTTTATAAGTACGATCAAAAGCTGTAGCTTCATCCTCATCCCATAAATATTTATAATCGTCAAAAAGAATTTCCATAGACATAAAGTATTTATCATACTCCATATTACCTGAAACATTTTCTTTTAAAACCTCTACAACACCTGGGTAAATTATTTTAAATAATACGAAGTGGGTCCAAACATCAACCTCACCTCTATATCCCTCAGTATAGATTCCTTTGTCGGATGTTACCTTAACTCTTGAATCTTCAATTAAACTAAATTTAGGTTCGGGATTATCTGTATCTCCTTTTTTAGACAAAGCCACATCATAAACAACACCTACTATAAACTCGGCACTATGTCCTACGTTAATAGGCTTTAATAAACCTGTTTTATAATTAGCTAACAATAAATGGTTAGAGAAATAATAACCGTTTTTATTCCCGCCTTGAGATACATATAAAGCCGTACCATAAGCAAGGTCTACTTGCTTCTCAGGCATTATCTGCTGTAAAACACTCGATCTTTTTTCAAAAAACGGTACCTCATCTAAGTCCTTAGCATAATCAACAGACTGTATAGGGATATTAAAGTAATCCGGAGTTTTAATAATGTCTGACATTACTTATCCTTATTTTTTAATTTTTGTACTTTCTTGTCGTCACCTTCACCTATTTTCAAAGCATTAGCATGTCTTCTTAAATGACGTTCAGCACTAACTTTAGCCGTTGGTGATATGCCTATGCCTGTCTGAGAAACACGAGCTAACGCATTTCTAAGATGAGGTTTATCTATTGTATCACTTTCACTTCCTGTTTTTACTGCAAAAGTGTGATGCGGTAAATGTCTTTTACTCCTTGGCTTAGTAAGTGTCTTACCATTTATCTTTTCCTTTTTTCCTGATTCAACATATGCAAATGCTGCATCTGGAAGATCATTCTTCCGTGCAGGCTTCCATACTGCAGAACTATCTATACCTACTTCAGCCTTCACCAAATCATAAACTATTTTAGCTTCAGTAAAAGAACCGGTTTCCTTTCCTTTCTTAGTCCTTTGCTCTATTGCTCCGCAAATAGCTTGCGCAGACTTTTTAGACTTACCTTTTTTTTGTTGAGCTGCTACACAAACATCAAATGTAGGATAAGGTCCCACTGGCATAGATGCCTCCCTATTGAATTATTTTACCATTAGCTATAAATACCCAGCCTTCATTTCCATCACATAATTTAACTTTAACTTTTAATACTTTCTTCTTTATAATCTTGATTTCCGAACCGTTGAGTATATGTTTACCTAATTCAGTACTTTTTACTGTTACAGGCCTACTACGTGCAGTAACACCTTTTTGCCCAATATAAAATTTACCGTCCTTTTTAACTACTATAGGTTTATCTTTTTTACCCGCCCATACCCAACACTTAATACCTACATGTTTAGACAGTGTAAGAATCTCCACAAAATACCAAGACACCTTTTCTTCAACAATAGAGTATTTCTCACCGGGAAGAGCAATATCGATTAAACGATTAAAGCCTTTACTATCATTAACAGTTTTCCATACAGGTGTATGTAACCTTTCAATTAGTAAATCCTCAGCAAACATAAAAAACACACTTAATACAATCAAAATAAAAATTAACTTTTTCATCAGCCTTCTCCTTTTTTTTAATTATTTACTTTTTATGCTGGTAACTGAATACTAAGTTCAGTCGCTAGTTGAGAGGCTTGGTCTTTTGACATAATTTTACACATCCCACACTCACACTGAATGCATTTTCCTTTAGCCATAAAACCGCCTCTTTTTGTTTTAACAATTTGAACATCTTTCATATCCCTATTATCTTTACATCTCATACATCGTGCTTGCATATATCCTCTCCTTTTTATTTATTTCCGCCGTACTGTCTCTCTCTATAAACAATTATACACTATAAAACAGAATTTGTCTATAGTTTATCAACAGTTTATCAACAATTTTTAAACAGGTACACATGCAGCCCAAGAATCAGCTAATATACTTAGAGAAACATCTGGCGACATATTTTTACCTACGTTATTTCTTTTCCACTTAGAGATATAAGTACTGGCCATACCCCTAATATCCGACACTACATTTTTATACAAATCAGAATTTAAATCAATTTCTCCATTAATTTTATATCCGCCATTGCTAATAAAAAAAGCTATATCCTTTGAAGGTATTTTATATAAATCAAGCGCTACATCGTTGTATATAGCTTTAAAATCTTTTCCGCCTGTATTATAGCTGTCGTACAATTTCTTAACTGCCTGATTAGCATACCCTATCAATTCATCAGCAGTTAAAACATCACTCCCGTCTAATACTGCTGCTTCCGCTGCTGCTTTCATACGAGGACTTTTTCGCGGAGTCTGTAAAGGACCTTGTTTACCTACCGGTTTTCCTTGAGACCCTCTTCTCTCTTGTGGTGTGATTTCTGACTTAGGCTTTACTCCTGTAGGTACATTAGGATCTCCTGGAACTTTATCACCAGGCGCTACTGTTGAAGGAGACTCAGTTCCTTTCTGATAAGGTGACCCCATCAAAGGCAATATGCCTTCTTCTCTCTGTTTAGACTCTTTTTTAATTTGTGCAAGATTTCTTCTCCAGTCCTCTCCCATAAGCTCACAAACTGTTTCATTAGATAAAATACCTCTATCTACCATACCTTGGTATATCTTAAAAAGATTAACCTTATCCTCAAGATTAATAGTCGTTAAATGCGGCTCTGGAACAGTGTCCAGCTGTAAAGTATCGCCTATATCTTCAAACTCCTCTTGTAACCATTCAGAAACAGATTCCTGACCGTCAGCCATATTTTCAACTAACCCTCTTAACGATACAAAAGGATTTCCTTTATTATCTTTTGCTGTGCCTAATAAAACTTCTGTTACCCCGAATCCCTCTTTGATGTCTTTATCTACAGAATTATATTTATCGTCATTTAAGAACTCTGTCTGAACATCAACCCACTTAACATCAATACAATGATTCCATATTAATTCAAGAACATGTGAAGGCTCTTGAAATATAGCAGAGATAGCCTCCAACTGTTTTTTCTTAGCTGGAAATTTGTCACTACCTACCCTTATTAATAATATTTTATTAATCACAGAATTAATAACTCGAATATCAGCTTCTCTCATTTGGTTCTTTCTAAAGAGATGATCAAAGATAGGAGTCATCAAAGGCTCACCATCGCTCTCATAATCATCTTTTAGTCTATATATTGGAGAATAAAAATGAGGGAATAATTCTATTTTTGATTTACCATCTTTTAACTGTTGGTATAACATAGCAGGAATAGATTTAATAATAGGCTCTAATTTTTTTCTTCTGGCTTTTCCTTTATCAGCCTCAATCTCTAATATTAAATGCCTTAGTGAGCTACTCGGGGTCCAGTATGTTTCTTCTAACCTAAAAGTAGAATCTCCATATTTTTCAATTTGCAAAGGGTTTAAAACTGTATACCGCCAGGGGATCATCTTATTAGACCAATTTAATTTTCTAGCCGCTATATCTGTTGATTCACCACCTCTTATATATCTAGCTAAATCGATCTTATACTTAGCATTATCAAAATTACCTAACCGTCCGTCAGTCTTAAAACCCTTCAGGATATCTATATCTAATTTCTCTCCTTTTTTAAATTTGCCTTTAAAAGGAAGGGTACATTTAATTGTATGCACATTTGAACTTCTATAAAATTCTTTAAATATCTTTTTTAAAATAGTAGGCATGCCTACAACCTTCATCCATTGATTAAAAAAAACTTTGTACTTTTGTGCGCCTTTTAACTGTACTGAAGTAGCTGAAAATTGAGCCATCAACTCAATAAACCTTCTTGCTAAAGAATCTTTTATATAATAATCCTGAGCCTGACTTATTTTAGACTTGATATTCGAATACGCCCTTTTACGAAAAGTTGAAGAACCTCCACCTATCTCTGTCTCGTAGTCATCAGCTCTATGGTACGAAGCTTGATCATGTCTTTCTAAATAAGGAAGTTCTACAGACACTTCCCCCTTATCATAATCAATTTTAGTCCCCGTTTTATGTTTTTGGGCAACTCCAGTATCCTTACCGTTTTTTACCATACCCGCTCCTTTAATTTAACTCAGCTATCTCTGATAATTTTTTAGCATAAACTAATCTTTTTCTTCTCTCTGCTGCTTCTGAAAACTTAATTCCTCCTTGGGTAAGATCAGCAGCTCCGACACCTAACTCCTTCTTTGTACTCAAACTTGCTTTACCTGCCCAACCTCCCGTTGGTAAATCTATAGTTACTTCTTCACTATTTTCAGGCTTAATAAAATCTTTACATTCTTTACAGCCTCCCATAATAGCAGTATATCTATCTTTTCTTTGTCCTTTCGCTGGTGTATCCCAGTGAGGAGATCCCTTTGGTGTTCTAGTTAATACAATGTTTATCATCTCATTTTTAGCGACAAGCATCTCTGTCTCTACATTTTCTAATTGCTCTGCTTCCTTCTCACCTTTATTCATCAAATCCTCTGTACCTAACGGTGTAGGAAATACATATTCTTTTCTTTCTAAAGAGGATAATAAGCCATGATTAGCTTCCGTCAAATAAGCAGGGTTAAAATTAACTAAATGCAAGATATGTAATCCAGGTTTTTTAAACTGCATCTCCTCATCTAAGTAAGAGGCCGGATCTTCAAAATCCCAAATTAATTCTTCACCTTCCGGACATTTATCAAGATCATTTAATAGATCTTTTATAGCTAATCCACCACCGCCCTGATCCATAGCGATTCTAACAATATTAAACCTACGGCATATATCCCTAATCCTTTCCATAGCCTCTTGGAACTTTCTACCCTGAAGTACCTCTACACAAACACACGCATACCGGGTAGCTTCTGTAGTAGATAATATTTTATTAATAGAAAAAGTACAGTTGTCACTAGTTCTTGCCGGGTCACAAAAAAGTATATATGCAGCGTTACCATCCCCTGCAAGCTCAAAATGTATCTGTCCATTATGTGTATAAGCATTCATTACAATCTGAGCCGGAAAAAAACCCCCACTCTCCGCAGGAAATAAACAATTATATTCCATGTTAAACTGCATGCTCGACATTTTTTCCTTAGCCATCATTATCGATTCTATAGACATGAATCCCTCAGGTATCATCTTATACGATAACTTGTATACTGCATACAGCTTCCATAAATCCATACCATTTTCAGCTATGACTTTATCCTTTATAACCCTTATATAATTTTTTAGCATTTTAAAAAGATGATTAAATTGGTAATAAGCTGTAGAAGCACCTATTAGATAATTCTTAGTTAATTCTGAAACCAGCTGTATACTCCTAGAAGGTACTTTCCCCTCCTTTTTTAATCTCTTTTTCAAAGCCTCCATTCTTGCGCTTTTAATAGGGTCCTGCTTTGTTGCTGTCATACCTATTATAACAATATTAAGGATAATTTCCGGAATTTGAGCTAACTCATCCAGTACTATATAGTAAAAACGCGCTCCTCTAATTTTCTCACCATCACCCAAAGGTAATGCCTGAATTTCAGATCCATTTTTAAGATTAAAATAGCATAGATCCGTACCACGTACAGGAGGCTTCTCCGCCATACCTTGTAAAAGCGCAGACTTCATATATATCCTATAAATTTCAGCGAAAAGTAGCTTTGATTGTCTAAAGGAAGCCGCCAGTAACCCAACCTTCTGATTAGAATACAGCATAGCCCTGAGTAATGCTAAAGTAGCTAACATAAAAGTCTTACCAGCACCTCTAGTCAGTATATTTAAAACAAAAGGAAAGTACCAACCTATAAAAATAAGTAATCTTTGAAAAGGTAAAAAATCAATACCTAATAACATTTCCGCAGCCCTGTCAGGACGTATACGAAAATATTTAATCATCCTTATTTCAGACTCAGATAAACCCTTCCTCTCACCCATCATTTTTCAATCTTCTCCTTCTCTAAGACATCAATACCTTTATCTACTATATCTTGAACTTTTTCTTCGCTTATACCCATTAGCAAAGAAGATTCCTGTCCGTCAATTTCAGTACCTTCCGGAACCTCCTCTCTCATTTTTTTTCTTATTTTGTCCATATAATTAAGTAACTCAACATTATCCTCTTTATCTGCCTGAGCCATCACTTTACGTGTCTCCTCATTATCAAACATAGCTACTATTTCAACAAAAGATTCTTTATCATAATCCTTTTCACTTTTTCTAGATTTCCTGGAAAGTTTTAAATTATCCTGGTATCGTTTCTGTCTACTTACAGACTCATTAAACTGCTTCATATATATTGAAAAAAACGCATCACTAGTACGCGCATTTTTATTTCTATCAAATATATTTGATTGAATAATTAATTCCCTTATCAATCCTGATAAATCATCAAAGTCTTCAGCTACATTAAAATCATATTGATGCTCCTTCATATATCTCATCCAATGAGCAATAAAATCCCTCCACTCACCATCGTTAAAACTCTTTCTAAGAATTATAAACTTATCTACAAATTCATCTTGTGTGCCTATATCTTTTAAATACTGAGACGGAATTAACTTTTTGATATCTAAAGATAAGTACTTTCTTAATGCTTTTTTTTCATCTTCGTAAGAAAACTCAGAGACATTTTTCTTTTTTTGTTTTTCCTTACCTTTACCCTGCTTAATACCCCCGCCTTCACTTTTTTCTATTTTCTCTTTCATTTTATCCTGTGGGTTATTCTCGACATCTTTCATTACCCCACCAAAAGCGCTCTCATAAGAATAAGACATTTTCATTAAACCCTTTTTACTTCTAAAATTCTGGATTACTTGCATGTTTACTTTTAACTGAGTAGCCATCTCTGCGTCCGTCATGTTTAAATAATTATTAATAATGTAAGCCTCGTCCTCCGGCTTTAATACACTATCAAACTGCCCCGTCTCCATATCTCTATACTTATTCCTTAACTCACCCATAAGCTATACCTTCTTATAAATAAATATACTATTATAGTACTTGTCTATAGGAACGCGCATTAAAGCAAGGTTACCATTCTTCTCTTTCTCTGCGTTCTTAAGATAAACGCTGTGTCGCGTAAATCCTACTATTTTCCATTTTGTACCGTTCTCCTGAAATTGAATCACATTACCTATACTCGCATAAGGAGCCTCGCTTAATTTCATTACGATACGATACCATAAATTAGATATGTATCTCCTTAATATAAACATTATTACAACAGGTACTAGCCATGCCCACCAATGATCAATAAAAGTAGCTACCGTAGAAGTGATACTTTCTAAGTTTTGATCGATCATAACCTTTTCGACAAGGAAACTGTCGCCTTTAAGCAACAGAGAAACTGTCACTCTCCTTTTTAATTATATGTAAAACTTCCAAAATGAAAACTCCATTCTATATTTTTAATTGACTCACTAACTTTTCTATCCAATTTATTAATCATAACTCTAGTACCTTTGCAATGAGTTCCAATAACAGTGCAAATAAGGTTATTAACTTTAACTAAGTCATGCGGCTGTAAGTTATATCTCTGTTTACGAATAGAAAGTTTAAATCCTTTTCTATTTAACTGCAACGCTCGATTCGCTCTACGCTTTTGAAGTATACTAAACGCTTTACACCTTCTCTGACTAGAACCGTTAGCAATAACAAAAGCGTCGTTAACATGAGATTTTTCTAACTCTAAATTATTTCTATCAACAAATGTTGTATTACCGTAAGTAACTTTTAAATTAGAAACATCTTTCCAGAACCTTTTGTTTATAATAGACATAAATATATTGGCCTTATATTCTTTTGGTTTAAATAGTTTTAATCCTTTTCTGTGTAGCTTCGTGTGACATACTTTATGAAGTAAGGCTAAGTTTTCAGGTCTATTACTACCCGCTTCATTTCGTTGTTTACAGTGGTGTAGGTGACTTGGTTGACCTTTAAAATCTTTACTACATAACTGGCACTTACCCTTTTCTCTAGCCATTAAGTAACTTCTTGTATTTTGATATTCGTACAAATTACCTTGCTGGTATTCTTTTCCTTGGATATCTGGATTCTCTATCTTCTGGATATCAAACTTTGCTACTTCAACAGTAATTAAAGTGATGGGCAGTATCTTTTTCAACCCGTTAATTAAATTCAAATGTGTATCATACCGTCTTTGGGTTGAAGGAGGTAACCATCCTTCTTTTTTCTTTCGATTACTAAATCTTGCTTTCCTGTACCACAATTTGTTTCTTCTACATCTTCGATACATTCTTCTTTCATCTAATCTTTCTTTAGTTCTTCCATCGAGTTTTAAAGTTCCTGAAATTAATTCTTCCTTTTCTGAAACAGCACTAAACCCAATGTTACCAAAACCCGTATCAATACCTAAAGTAATATCTTGGGTTTTGTTTTCACAATCAAATGTTAATTGGATTGTAAAGGGATATCTTTTAACTACTTTCGCTCCTCCCTTTTTAACCATTCTTTTAGACTTAGCATAACTACAGGGCATTAATGGTAAACCTTGTTTGTTAAGCACAAACACTTTACTTTTAACGAGCGTCTTGTTTGTAGAGACTCGATTCACTTCGGGATTGTTATTAGCCAGTACTTTATTCTGCACACTAAGAGTGCCCTCTTTGTTTAATACAGAATTTACAGAGCTACAGACTTGTGAAGCATCCGTAGGTGTGTTCTTTAACTTTACTAATAACTTCTGCATAAAATTTCCTTTTAGCTCCCTAATCAACCCTTGCGTTGAGCATCACTACTCAAGCCCCTACCCTTTAGGTAAAGGTAGTTGACTTTTCTTTTCCGTAAACATTAATAACTTTTATAAATCTAGGGTATTTACACTCAACCCTATTACCATATTTCTCATCTTCAATAAATTTAACAAAATGAGAACATATATTTTTACAAAAATCTACAAGTACAACTGACTCTGCAGCAGCTGCTATAGGGCAGTTAACAACATCCTTACCTACTAACCTTTGTGGTATAATAACTTTTTCTTCCTGCTTAGTTATCTGAGATTCACCTAAACTACCAATTTCGTTTTCGTTATTACCCATCTATCACACCCTTAATCATACAACCTTGAGCTACAGAGTACAATGGATTACCGGCCTGGATTATATCCCCTATCTCTATCCTATCTCCTTTAAAATTAGAAAAGATACATTTTCTTGTCATCTCGGTAAATAGGTTCAAAAATCCAGGAGGAGATGTAGTTCCTCCACTTATAACAATAGGTATCGGTTTAGGAAACCGCCTTTTTATTTTATAAAATGCACGTTCTAAGGTCATTAGTGTATACCTGATAAGTTCTTTATAATAAATACTTAATGCCTGAGGAATACCAGATTCATAATTATCATTAAGATTAAATTCATTTGGAGATTCTTTCATCCCGCAAACTACTGCAATACTCTCATCTAAAGCTCGGGCAGCACTTTCATCTACCCAGTCACCGCCCCTACCTATTGCAAAAGTAAGCTCAGGAATAGGCACTGATAGCCAAGACGCACAAAAATTTACCATTCCGGCTCCATAGCTTAAACTTAGGCCGCTAAATTGATAATCTTTTAGTTCAGAATAAATAACCGCTAAACCTTCATTAAGTGCAATAGGCTCAAACCCGATATGTCTTATAAGTGTAGCTATACTCTCTCTGTGGTATACCAAGGCATTCTGTCTCTGAAAATCATCAATAGTATCCGCAGGTACCGAAAATATCAATTTCTCATTTTTTTCATTTATTTTACCGGCTACAGCCTTAATAATCTGATTTAAAATAGGAAGCGCTTCTTTTTCTCGTGGGCTGATATAGCCACGAGCAAGTGGCCTACGCGCTTCACTACCAAACACCTCTGCAAATTCCATAGCTTTATCACCAATAACATATAGTTTGTCGTCCATCTTAACATAATTAACCCCAGACTGGTTAAGCATATTTTTTGTAAACTCACCTGGAGGTACTTCAAAAAAAGCATCTCTCTCACTACGAACTACCTGGTTCCCCTCAGTACCTTGCTCCATACAAACAATAAATGCTGTCCCAATATCTAAACCCTTCATTTTAACCCCTTGCTACTTTTAGTTTTTTTAAGTTCTGCTGCAGCACTTTTAATATCGCTACCCTTGGTATTACCTTTAATAATTAATGTTTCCGAATCCATATTAGTTTCAACTTTAGCACTATCAAGTATACTCATATCCGGAACAGCTGTAGGATAACTAATCGTACTACCATCTGGTCCGGGATGTTCGACCATTGTCATTTCAGACCTATCTTTACCTTGAGCAGGATCAACACCTGCAAATTTATGATATCCGTTCTGAGGTATGTTTACATTTATAGTACCTCCAATCTTTATCTTAGACAAGGACATACAAAAAAGTACTATCGAAAAAACCAGGGATACCGCTAATAAAAAAAGACCTACACTAACTAATACCATAAATCAATATCCTACAATATTATTTGGTAAATCAGGTTTAACTTTCAGCTTAAAATGACCCATTGTCTGAACCTCATAATCATTATAAACTAACGATATTTCTCCTACCCAGCCGCCCCTCTCCAGCTCACCTGATAAAAATTTATACCGAATACTACCATCCGCAGGATCCCCGACAATCTCACACTCACCAACAAAATGATTTGTTTCTGCATCAAAACTATCAGCCACCTTAATAAGAATATACATTACATCAGTTAAATCAATTGGCTGAGGATTAGTCGTATCTCCGTCATCTAATGTAATTTCTAAATAAAGTTTTGTATCATTAGCGTATACCTCAACCTCTGCTAGTTTAGCCATAATTAACCACCTTAATTCTTACTCAGACTTAAATTTAATCGCTTTGAAGGAGCACTTATACGAAGTGTGACAATCTTTACATCTTTAACAGCTATATTAGCTTGCGCTACAATACCATCCGATAGTTTAGTATTCTGAATAAATCTTTCTCTTACACCTAGCACATACCCTTCTGTAGCTAAAGGTAAACTTTGCTCCCTGGAACTATAACTCACAATACCTCCTCTTTCATAACACTAATTGTCTTATCGGTATTATATTCAAATGTCAATTCTTTTATAATATCAGGATTATTAAAATCACCGTCCCTCGCTTTCAGTATCCTTACTTTCTTAACAGACTTATCAGCATTATATTGCTGAAATTCACGTTTTACATTATCCCTACTTTCATCCGGATTTAATGTAACGTTAATACTCTCAGAAGCTACATAATCGGTACCATCAATATCAAAAATAATAACAAAATTCCCTACCGTATCAAAAGAAAGTAAAATACCATAAGCCCCATACCCTACCTCAACAACACCCGTAGCTGTCCTTGCAACAACAACAGTATTCGCATGATTAACTATTTTATAATATACATCCTCACCAATAAGATCGGTAGGAAATCTACCTAAAGGATATACAGGATTATCTATAGTAGTATAAACCATCAAAATACCTCACAATGACCAGACATAGCAAAATCTACACCGTTCTTTTTAAACCTTACTACCAGTGTGCTATCATCGATCGGCTCCCAGGAAGCAAACACGGGTTTACCAGAATCATCAAATATAGATAAAGTTACTGATCTTTTTTTACGATGAATAACCGTCCACTCCGCTGAAGCTGTAGACTGCACATGTTTATATGGGGTATAAATATAATCCGCCACTACTCCCCCTTTTCTTTTATTGCCTTATAAGCTTTAATACCTATAACAGCTGCAGTAAACACTAAAAAGTCAATACCCTGAAAATCTATTTTTCCTTTTGTCCACAGGAATAACAATAAAGCCCAAGTTAAAAAAGACATACTGCAAAGTTTTAAAGGTATTTCTTTAACTCTATTAACTATTTGTTTACCATAAGAAATATTATCTTGTAATTTCATAATTATTTTCCTCCTCTAAGTTATTCAAATTCTTTATAATCAATACCATTTATCATCTTTAAAGTGTCTTTATCTAGGACACCGTTCTTTTCCAAATACTTAATAAGTCGCAAACAGGTTGCAGCCTGTTTTATAGAAATATATTTCGATTTAAGTTTATTGTTAACAAGAGCTTTTAGTATAATCTTTATAGTATCCTCATCATCATTATCTTTAAATAGTTTAAAGGCTTCATGCCCAAACTCTTTTTTTATAAGGTTAAGAATATATGTTTTTAACATATAGACCTTTATTTATGTTTATTATTTCTATGTTTATTAATTTTAAACTCATATTGTTGAGCTTTTTCAATTAACCCGGCAATCTCCTCTAACGCTTTAACTCTTCTTTCTAAAATTATAAATCGTTCTTCATATCGTTTATCCATTACACTCAGCTCTTGCTGAATGTATAATTTTAATCGTTTAATGCCACTACCTTCTTCTCCTTCTTTTCCAGACCCAAACCAATAACTTAAAACTATTTTAATGAAAATTACATCTTTCTTTAAAAGAGCGTAACTGCCTCCGGCAGCAAAGACAATCACACAGATGGTAACAGTATCCCCCAAAGTAAACACCGTATACCTCACTTTAAAGTAAATAATTTTCTATAAGGAACTAACACAGAGTACTTTGCATCTTCGCCATATAAAGCAAACCGCAAAAAATCATCCAACCAAAATACAAAAGGGCATAAGAAAAACCATATGATCGCAAAAGGTAAACATATCTGACCTAATATATTATATGACCAACCAGCATATGTCCATAACGACAAACCAAAACCTAAATTAAAAATAATACCTAGTAGTAACTCCACAAACAAAACTATAAACGTACCAATTAAACACTGGGTTAATACGATACACTTTTTTAATATTTTAATCTCATTCAGCAGTCCAAGTAGTACACCACATATCCCGCCTACGGGAAGCATCCACAATGTAGTCCAACCACCAAGACTCCAGAAGATTAACTTATGTACTCCTACCATATCCCCAATAATAGCCCGAAACACTACCTCTATACTGAGATATACAAAACCCATCATAAAACATAAAGTTAACCATTTTAATCTATAACTACTATTCATAACCAAACCTCCCTTAAAATTACCTATAACATCTTTACGCTAAACTTTTTCACCATCCTTCCTACTTTATTTACTACTATTATGTTACATAAGCTCTACTATAAAATTGATAAAATCCTATACCCCATAACCCCACTCTATTTTTACCAGGCTTAGAACCTCCCATAGTTCTATCATGTATATCGTCATTAAATGGAAATACTGCCTCACTTTCAGGAGCAACACCACTTAAATCCGTACCGTTATTTCTTCCAATTGTATCTACCCCGGATAATCTAAAATCATTATTTGCAGCATCTCTATATACAGGGTTTGATCCCTCCGCATTACATGTTGTTTTCGTAATTGTACCTGCAAAATCTATAGCATTCTCACTGGCTAAAATATTTTTTCCTATTGCTGTACCTGTCCATTGAAATACTCCTGTTGTACCATTATTCGTAAAAGTGCAACTATATATATATCCTGTATTACCACCACCCATAGTGTACATAGCCCCTCTTGATTTCACGTTATGAGCTAAACAATTAACTATTATGGTATTATGGTCATACAGCTGAAATCCATCTAAATTACCAGCACCAGCATTTGTGGAATCATATGCAATACACCCAACCGATTTTGCACTTGGACCAGCTATTCTAAAACATGCATTTTGACCACCTGTATTTTGTGTTAACTTTCCAACTAAATCTTGTGCTATAGCATATTCTTCATTGAGATAAATCAATTCTACATTACCAGTATTGTGAAATTCAACACATGATCCATCACTTAATGGAACACCTGAATGTCCTTCGCTACTTGCTGCTCTTATTATACGAAAATAAGATATATTAGTTGTGGCTCCACTAAAAGTAATATTATCATCATGTGCACCTTTATAGCATTCAAGCACTTCAGACTGTGCAGCAGATACGAGGTCAATATCAGTAAATGCTTCCCAAACAGAAAGATCACTATAATCTTTTCCACCTGCTGAATCATAAGTACTTACATTTTCATTTGTTGCTTTTATTCGAGATGATAAATCAAAATTTGCATGAAATCCAATATCCCAAAAAGTTCTAGTATTAAACATTATATCATCATCGAAAGCAAATACTCCATCGGAACTTAAATCAGTACCCTTCTTTCTACATATATAATCAGTTTCATCAAGTCTAAGATCATCATTTGCAGCATCATTAAATACCGGTGTATCATTTTCTGCAGTACACGTCGTTGTTGTAAAAGAACCACCAGCGGCGGTATCCCAATCTAATGTCGTATTATTTGAAGACACACAATTTGTTACAATTGTGACTTGAACATTTGATTGGAATCCAACATCATTGCTATCAGAACCACAATTATAACAAAGGCCTGTTCCTCCAGCGTTAAGACCTCCAAACCCTACTCGCTCACAATTATGAATTAAGCAATTTATTATGAAATGATTATTATAAAATAAAATTCCAACAAGTAGTGATCCTGAACCAGTATTTGTGCTGTCTACAACCAAACATCCTATTGCCTTTTGATAATCATAGATGTCATCCATAACAATGACAAAACGATCGGCTGCTTCGTTGACGGTTGACTTTAAAACTAAATCTTGTATTTGTGCATAATTTTCAGCCAACCAAAACGGACTAAGATTCGATGTATTAGAAAACGCTACTACAGTTCCATCAAGTTTTGGAATCCCGTTATGTCCTTCTCCTGGAGCCGGTCGGATAATTCTATGATATGAAGAATTATTTATTGATCCTACCATATTCACATCATCATCATGTACACCTTTGTAACACTCAAGCACTTCAGACTGTGCAGCAGATACGAGGTCAATATCAGTAAAACTTTCCCATACACCCAAGTCCGAATAATCTTTTCCTCCAGCACTATCATAGGTTGAAATATTTTCATTTACTGCATTACGTCTACTACTTGACATTTATTATTCCATATTTGATTTAATTAGATTAATACTATTTATATTAATATTTATTTCAGCTTCTTTAGCTGCTACAACACTAACTGTGTTAACATCTTTCGCTTCAAGTAAGCGATTGTTATTATTTCCATAAAACTTTGCTATTAATTGGCTAGATTTTTTACATGGTTGATATATAACTGTTTCATTTTCCATTTGTGCATCATTTAAATCTGTAATTGTTTTTCTTAATTCAACTAAATCAACCCTACTATGACAGTCTTTATATAATTGATAATTTTTTTGATCTTCATCACTTAGTATACTTAATTGCTGTGTTGTTATTTTTTCAAATGATATTTTATGCTCATGTATAGAACCTGTATATTGTCTCATTTCTTCTATCGTTTTATTTGATTCAACTATTACAACCAACCCTTTTTTAATTTCTTTCAAACCCCAATCAACTCCTTCATCCAAATCTTTCATTATTGGAACTCTTTTAGTAAGTCCATTAATAACTTGATTTTCATAATGATCTACTTCTGTTGTGCTTTTACGTATCCAAGGATGTATAGACAATATATCACCTTTATTATACCGATGTGCTTTCTGTTGATCTTTTCCGCCAATTAATATTTCATATTTAGCCATATTATATCTCCTCAATCATAATCCCATACTGGGTAATAGCTAATTCGTTAACAATCCACTTTGTGCTTTACCTTACGTATAATTAAAAACTGGTGTAACAGCTAATTCATTTACTATACCACTTACTACGGTAAGTACTAACCAATAGTGATTATCTGCTGGTATAGTATCATTAGTAAAACTTGTTACATCACTTCCTGTTGTCGTACTCGTTGTAGTTGTTCCATCAACTACTATTTCAGTACCACCAGAACTTCGGTCAGATCCATATCTTATTGTCCATGTTACAGAAGGATTAGAACTACCGACTAGTACTGCTCTGATTTCCGAGACGGTTATAGGTTTATGAGTAAACCCTATATATTTATTATCATTTACTCCAGGTGCTTCAACTACTATAGTTTTTGTTACTTTTTTATCAACATAAATAGGAACGGTATACCATCCAGCTTGTGAGTCATAAATTAATGTACTTTCTGGCTCTAGTATTTGCTTAATCAATATTCTTTCATTAACGCCATCATCTATTTTGATTGTAATTGTTTGTGGAGAGGAATCCTTATTATATATATTTAAATAACGAACAAGACGTTTATCGGCACTAGGTGCAGCTACCATAATAACATCAGTAGTCCCGTTTGATACTCCATCATTATGTTTTGCAACATCATTAGTTGTATCAATATAAACAGACAACCAATCTAATTCAGTCGAAGGAGTTGCATTTAGTTTGAGTTCTAATTTTGTACTTGTATCCAATAATATCATATTATGCTCCTAACCATAAACGCCATCTTTTCATTTCAGCACCAACACCACCAAGCTTTTTGTTAGTGCTTCCAGTCCCAATATACAATTCTTTGTCTGTTGTATCAAGTGCTAGTTCTCCCTCTGCAAGAGGATAACTTCCATAATTTTCTAATTGAGTCTTTGTAGCACGTAGGATTTTTACATATAAATTTCTAGCCATAATTTATTTTTAATTAAAGAGTTCCAGCATCAACGTCAATTAATCTATGTTGACGATCCCGTCTTGCTGCTTGATCAGAAGTTCCAGCGACTCCGTTTCCAGCTCCTTTTAACACAGCTAATATATTTGTTCCCGTATCTTCAAAATCAACTTCAATAATTGCATCACCATTAGCAGGATTTGCATCTGTTCTTTTTGTTCCCTTTTGTGCAGTAATATCTTGATTATCATCAGCTCCTGCTTCAATCCCGTCTAATTTATCTTTATCAGTATCCGTCATAAGTCCCGATTCATTATCAGTTCCGGCAGCCTGAGTTGCTTCTTTTTTTTCTTGAGCAGTTAAGTGACGATAACTTCCTGTATCTAGTCCACCTAAATCATTATGAGCTGTGATAGCAGTAGGTCTTGATTCCCAATCAGGTGTGCCATCGTTAACAAGAATCCTATCTTCATTTTCGTCATCTACGTAAGTGATAGTCCCTTCCTTAGTAGCATCCGAAGCATCAATTTTTATCACCCAGGCAGAACTTTCAAACTGAACTAAATCTCCTTTATCAGCTCCATCCCAATTTGCATGCACTGTACCAACAGCAAAATCAAGTAAATATCTATCTCCTTCAACTTCTGTTGGTGGTATTCCAGTACAATCAACAAAATCAATTACTTTTGGCTGTCTACTTTGTCCAGAAGAAGCAGCATTAAGCTCAGAATCAATCTTATTAGCACTCCAGAGTTCCGTCGTTCCATTTCCACCATCATTAATTAATCTATGTTTTGTGAGATTATCCAAATGGGCTTTTAAAGTATCACCCGTAATATCTTGTGTACCAGTAACCGCTCTTATCTGTGCTACTTGACCACTTGACAATTCAGTATTCTTAACTTTTCCATAGGTAGAACCATCTGAAATATCATCAAGGTCTCCTGTCATATCTGACAATTCTGTAACACTTGCTACAACCCAAGCTGTCCCATTACAATAATAGGTTTTAGTTGTATCAGTTGCTACATATACCATACCAGTTAACAATGCGGCTGCAGTTGGCTTATTTGCATCAAGACCAAAAAAAACTTTACCTACTAAATGCTTTGTAGTTCCATCTGATATATAAACTCTCTTTGTATCTGTAGCAAGATAAGGTTTACCAACATCATTACTTGCACTTGTTATCTGTGCCTCTGTTCCTCTTAAAATTAATAATTTAATTAGTTCTGCCATATTTCACACTCCTTTTTTATATTGTACCGCCGTCACAATCACCAAAAAGATACCCATCTGCACCATCTGTAATTAAGATTTTTCCTCTATTCTCTCCTTCACTACTCATTCCGTCTATCATTACTTTTCCACCAACCCAATTTGCTATTAAAGTTGTATCATTTGCATCTTCCACCCCGTTCTTACATACAAACAAATACTTTAATCCTATATGGAAAATTACTCTTCCTCTTCTTGCATCAGCTGGAAACGTACTTACCCTCTCTGATACAAAATTTATTAATACATTTTGTAGTATATTTAAGTCATCATAAAGATTCACTCAATAAACCTCTTTACTACTATTTCAGGTATAAGACAAATTATAAAACACTGAACCGCCTCACTACTCAAAGGCAACTCATCTAAAGCATAAGTTAGCACCCCGTTCAACATTATAATATTTTTAACTTTCTTTTATTTTTCTAAATGCTCAATTTCAGCATTAAGTATTTTATTACCTTGTAAGTCTATATCACTTAAAATTACTCGCGGATCCGGCATTTTTAATCCTATAATTAATTATATACTACATATGTTAAATTGTCAACGAAAAACACGGCAGCAGTAATAATGTATACACACTGTATCTCCCCTACATATCTACCAATTATCGACAGACATGTTATATGACAAAACACTTAAAAAGATTAATATTCAAGTTCAAAGTTCAGACGAGTTCAAACAGAGATAGTATTCATCCTATAAAGTGGTTTCCTCAAAAGATTTGAAACGCGAAGCGTTTCCCTACACGGTAAAATCGCTTCGATTTTTACCGTGTACTACTTCGTATCATCTAGGTACGTATTTAGTTCATCTTAGTTCAATATCTGCTGAACATAGTTGAACTAAGATGAAACGTAGTTGAACCATAGTTCAGCTGAACCACCCGTAGTCTAGCCTATACCGTGACGGAGTTCTGCAAAATTCCGAAAACACCCGAATTCCTTAAATTTACATAGACATTAAAAGAGAAACAATGGCGTACCAAAAATCTTCCCTAGAAAATTCACTAAAATAGTTATTTATTACTAAAAATAGCTGAATACTTAAGAAATAGCATACAAATCTACTGGACAATTTTGTCCAGTAGATTTTACTTAAATTAGATTCATGTGTAAAGTACTGGACAAAATTGTCCAGTACTTTTTAGTATATTTCTCTAAAATTTGCTTAAAAATCTATCTAAGATCGATATTATTTTTGTTCTGTACTCATGTGTGGCCTGCTCTATGTTTAATACTCCGTTATCTAATAGCTTCAATTCTAACCTAACTATATTTATTAGACTTAAAAGATGGGCGAAATTTCGCCCATCTTTTATTGCTTTATCTATTTGTTTTACAATTAACATTACTTGTTGAAATTTTATATCTGGGTTTATCTCTTGGTATTTATGGTAATTTATGATACAATAAAATTGTGCTAAGGGGTCAATTTTACCATATTCGTTACGGCATTTTTTATACTTTTCATGGTCAGGGTTACTAATGCATTTTGCGCAAATAAAATTATATTCATTATCTAATGTTATTCCACATAAGAATAATATGTTTCTAAAAAAATCTTTATGTTTTGTGGTCATATCTATATTATACTTAAATTTATATTTATTTTCAACCAAAAAAAAGTACTTAACTTTTTTTACAAAATGAGGATATATAGTAATAGAGAGATGAAATATCAAAAAGTCTATTTACCTTTTATCATCATACCTATACTTGTGTGTATCTTACTCCAACCATTTGTCGGGTTCATAGGGAAGCTATACACTAAAGACAGTAAAGAAAAACTGAGTAAAAAAGGAGTATAACACTATGAAACATGACATTGATGATAAAGAGCTAATTAAAAGAGAAAAAGCGAACTTAAAATTTAAAGCATTATCCGTAGATAAAATATTTACAGATATAGTTACAAACTTGAGAGAGTTTCTTGAAATAGCAGATGCCCTAAATACATTTCAACGAAAAGAAATAAAGCAGATTAGGAGTGTAATAAAATTAATTAAAAGGTATCATATAGCTCAGTTATCTGAAATTAATCATACCTCAATTCAGTTAGAGGAGTATTTTGAAATAAAGAAAAAACTTAAGGCTTGATTTTTATCTAATATTTGTTATACTACTGTTAAGGATAAAATATGAACGAAGAAAAACCTTTTGACGGTTTTGAAGATATACTGGAGGATACAGAGCTTTCTCTGGAAGATATAAATAACATAGAAGAAGAGGATTATTTATATGATGAAAACGAAGAGGATGAGTTAGAGAATTTTTACGATGAGGATGAATTTGAAGATTTCTACAACGAAGATGAGGAAGATGATGATGATGATGATGAAGGAGATTTTTATAGAGAAGATGATGATGATGATAACAGAAAGTAGTTTTCACTTATGTATAGAGTGCATGCTAAACCTATACATATTCGCATACTAGTTACATAAATAAAGGAGGTATCTATGCGGGAATTAGGACTAGGTTCGGAAATGAAGTTTGTTAAGATAAGCTTAGACCAGATAGTAATACATCCAAAAAATGAAGAGTTTTTTCCAACTAAGCCGCGTACAGCTCACGAAGAAAGTGAATTAGATGAACTTAAGGAAGACATTCGTGTACGTGGGGTTCAAAATCCAGTTGTTATTAACTGGAAAACAAAACATATTATATCAGGGCATCGTAGGTATAAGGTGTTAAAAGAATTAGGATTTGAAGAAACTCTGTGTAGTGTGATTGATATTCCTGAAGATGATGAACTTGAGTGGATGTTAGCTGATAATACTGAAAGACGAGAAGTAGACTCCTTCTTAAAAATGAAAATTATACCTTATCTTCAAGAAAGGCGTGCCTGGAAAACAGGAAAAGGTAAAAAGGACGATAATAAGGCAGAAGCAGAATTATCTCCCCGGGATTACATAGCGCGAGCAATAAATAAAAATAAAGACTTTGTTACAATGGCTAATATATTTGAAACATTATCTGTAGAAAGACAAAAAGAGATTCAAGATTGGTTCTATAAAGAGCAGAATGGAAATGTAGCTGATAAATCTTTACGTGATAAAGTTAGAGAAGCTGCTGGTAAAAACTCTGTAGTAGTACTCAGTCAGAAAGAAGTGGATCAGGTAAATAAATGGGGTGAGTCAGATCAGGTTATAAAAAAGTCAAATGATATTGAGAAAAAAGTAAAAGAGCTTGATGGGCGTTTAGCTGCTAGGGAAGCTAATAGAGAAGCGAGAAAACTGTATACATCGTATCTTGAGCCTCTTTTAGATATCAATCCAAACGAAGAGTCTCTTAAAGATATGAAAAAAGATATACATGAGATATATGGTATGTTTTCTCCTTTCTTAGTAAAGTATAAAGGGAAGTATAATATTCTTAAACAATAGGAAAAACAAGGTATAAATGACTGAATTAAAAACGTATCTTAAATTTCTTTTAAAGAAGTTTATAAGAAAAACATACCACTCTCCGTGGTTCTTTATTGCTGTTTCAATATTAATCTGGTCTATAATTATCTGGCAGGACGGACGTAAACAGCAAAGCGTCCTAATAGATACATTTACCAGGATAAAAGACCGCCAACGTGATGAAAAAATCCTTACTGAAAATGACCGGTATATAAAAGTCACTACTTTTTATTCAGAGATAATTGCCCGTTACGGTTTAAAATATCATAGGAAAAATGAACCGAACGATCAAGGATTAACTAAATACCAAAAACCTGATTTCATACAAGAAGTATATGAAGTTACACGTTTACTAGATTTACCTACCTTTAGCTTAATGGCAAAGGCGCGTATAGAAACATCCTTTGGTCCGGAATGTGTAGGGGATAATGGATCTGCTTTTGGTATGTACCAACATCACCAGGATGCTGTGGGTCAAGCAAAAATATACTTTGACTGGCTTCCACGCTCTTATCAAAAACGGCTAGGTATCGTATACCGAGGTCCGAAAGATTTAGAAGACCCTATAAACGCTACCCGTGTTGAAGGTGTGCTGCAGTGGGGCCTTAAACGTCAGTACAGAAATGATATACCTATATACATTACTGCTAGTCACTGGGGTATAAGACGTATAGATCCATATTATAAAAAGGGGGTTAAACTTCCAAGGTATTTTAAATTTAATGTAGGTACTATTAAAGAAGATATAAGAAATCCATTTATGTATTACTATATCTGGAATGCTCATATATCACAATGGAATACGTTTAGTGTTAAAGTTAATATTGATAAAACATATCTGGAAAAATACCGAAGGGCATGTAGTAAGCAGGAATGGAATTTCATTCAATCCTGGAAATATGTAAAACAACTAAGGGATGATGTTGATAAGATTGAAAAAATGAAATTAGAGTTTGAAACTAAGTTTGATAAACAGTTAAAACATATAGCCAAGAAAGCTATAGATACCGATGAAAAATATCGTCGAATTTATGGTTTAGCTACAAAAGGTAAATTCAGGGATTATAATGATTTATGGCCAATGACTAAAGCGCTTTTTAAAGGACTTGCACAGGATTTACGAAAAGAGAAAGAAGAAAAAAAACGTAAAATAGCTATCACCATATATTTAATAATGGTAGTAACTATCCTTTTACTTGCATCATTCGCACCCACCTTTGCTATTATAAAGGTTATAGTATATATCCGTAATAAAAGTAAACATATACCTAAAAAACCTATTAACAATAAACCTAAACTTCAAACATTTAACGATAAACCTAAATCCCCTATAATAAATATAAAATGAGGTAAACATGTTTTTTAAGAAAAAAGAAGACAAACAAAAGTCTACAGTAGAAAAGTTAGTTGAGAAAAAAGAAGATCAGCAAAAGTCCGCTACAGAAAAGCTAGTTGAGAAAAAGGGCACAATTTCTAAAAATGAAACACTAAGTATAGCAGAACAACTAGTAAAACGGAAAGGTAACATTAGAAGAAAAAAAAGAAAGGTAGCTAAGTTTACTAAAAAAGGGAGGAGTATAAGTGTTCAAAAACTGGCACATAGTGTAGCAAACAAAAAAAGACGTAAGAAGTTAAAATTAAATCTTAATAGAAAATCTCCTGAGAGAAAAAAAAAGGGACACAGTTCGTGATATCAGACGAAAAGAAAAAGGAAGAAAACCGTTAAAATGAAAACATGGGCTGCTTTTTTAGAGTATCTTTACTCCCAACATAATAAAGTTAAAAAAGACATTGATAAGTATGCTTTAGTAGATAATACAAAATATGCTGAAGCAGAAGGAAGGGGAGGAGTTCTAAGGGGTATACTAGATACTTTTAAAGGGCATATAATAGTAAAGGAAAGCATAAAGTACAAAGTGTCAAAAGTTAACGAGATTTTGGAATTTTGGAAAAATCATTATAGTAAAGAACATAGTCAGTTACTTAAAAACCCATTAATGTTTTCAGTTGAAGATAAGTTATATATAGTACATGCTAAAGCAATGATGGAAAATATTTGGGGAAAATTCAAAGGCATTCCGCATGCTTAATGGAATATATAACCCTAAAGCTATACACCTAGCTCAGGCTCAGTTAGAGATTATGGTTAATTCTGGCATAGCTAGGTACCATAAAGAAGAACTTGAAACATTATTTAAAGCTATGTATGCCTGTATGGGACATGTGATTAAGTTAGGAGATAAAGTCGCATGGGATAGTGAAAAAATGCATGGTGCAGTATACAAAAGTATTAAAAAAGTTAAACAACAAAACAAAAGGAAGTTGTTAAAATAAAAAGGCCGATACGGGCCTCCCTGTGCTTCAAAAGGTCAAACGGCATTTGCATACGGACATTATCGGCAGTCGGAGACATGTATGGTGCAAGGGCTAGACTCTAGGAGCTGTGTGGTGGTAGGCTAGTATGGAAGTGCCTGTATTATACAATGATACTAAGGAAAAGGAAACATTGAATTTTAAAAACCCACATATTAATTTTCTTCCAGATACGCATACTTACTATGTACGAGAAAACCAATACGAGGCTGTTAGTGATATACTAAATAAATATACCCCTGAATTTAAAACTGATTACTGGGCTAAGATAAAAGCTGATGAAGAAGGAATAAGCACAGACGAAATAAAAGAAAACTGGCTTATAAAAAAAGATTATTCAATTGTAATAGGTAAAGAGTTACACTACTATATTAATCTATTTTTGAAATATAGTAAGATTACACTACCTGTAACAGATATTAGGTATAGAATAAGTCAATTTCATAAATTCCTGGATCCATTTAAAAATAAGGTTGATATCCTAGAGACTGAACTTATGGTAGCTCATAAAGAGTATAACGTTGCTGGAACAATAGATTGTTTATGTAGAAATAAAGAAACAGGCATTTATTTTATTGTCGATTGGAAAACAAATAAAAATATCAAACGAGATAACCGTTTTGATAGTATGTTAGGGGTACTGTCTGGTTTTGATAACTGTGAGTTTAATAAATATTCTCTTCAGTTAGGGTTTTATAAAAACATACTGAAATCTAACTTCAATATACAATTACATGATGGGTGCTTAATTCATTTTCCAAAAAATTCACCTTATATAATTATGCCAGTTAAAAATATGGATAAAGAGGTTGAATTACTATTAAAAGAAGATATTAAAAAAAGAGAGGTACGCTAATGATGTTGAAAGAATTAAAGTTACCACCAGAAGGCTTGAAAACTGATTATGAAATTATCAGGTTTGTGCAGCATTCAAGTCCTGCAGATAGAGAAACACCTATATGGGGTTGCTACTTGACAGCCCTTAAAAGGAATTTAATTGGTGTAGTGAGATGGTGTGGACACCCTGATTCTAGACAGTTTTGTTTTCATCCAGAGCCAGATGCTTACTACGATGCTAACCTTTTAAAAAACATTTATAGTTTTGTTACTCAGGCTACAGACTTACATTACAGAAACAATATTTATTAAAAAAGGAAAGGCCGATGGGGACAATCGGCCTTATGTGGGATACTTGAGTTTACCATTGTCAGGGAGGAAAGATTCTCTGACTGGAAACAAGCGAAGAAACCTACGACTGTAGGTTCCTATACTATATATTATACCCTATAAAGCACTATAACGCAACACTATGCAATTTATTTATATGTAGTGCCGTACCATTTAAAACTATCAATAATATCAGAGTAGTCGGTATACCAACTAGCATGTCTTTCACTATGTGCGCCTTCTGTACGTGTAAAACTATTATTAAAAATATTACTGACAGTTATTGTTGGTTCATTTACTCTTTCTGTAATATGTAATTCTAGTAACACTTTTTTTGCTTCTGTTAATTTTCTGAATCTTTCAGACCCTAGTTGTGGATGTATATCCGGATGCACAGCAAGAGCCAGATGTTTATAAGTTTGTTTAACGTCTTCTTTAAACTTTTTTAATTTTAGATTTACTTCGCTCGGAGACTTTGTACCTTTAAAGTATAGCTCTAGATTTAATTTAAATATAATTAAAGCTTGTTGTAAGTTCATTTTTTCCTTTTAAATTTAACAGTAGTCTTAGGGTTACTTCTCCTATAGTCTTTATAAATAGATACACAAAGAAAAACAGCTAATATAGTAATAATTAACAAAAGATACATTTTTAAAATCTCCTTTCTTTTTTATTATTACTTAGCTTTAGAGCTAATTTAATTAATGTGCCTATTATTAGTAAATTTAATACAAGTCCAACTATAAGAATTAAACCCATTTGTCCAAATCTCTCTTATAATATGAAAGGTTTAGTTTAATCAAACTACTTACGCATTAATCCTGTCTTTCTTCCTTTCATCCTAACTGCGGCTTTTTTTATATCTTCTGTATTAAGGGGATTATTACCACTATACTTCCACGCTATGAGTATAGCTTCCGCAGTCCTAAAGGCATTACGAAAATTTTCATTATCCGGTAAAAATACATTATCTTCTTCTTCATATCCGCCATTATTGTGTGTGGCCTTTAAACTGTAATGTATTTCTTCTACATAGTTTTGAATACCATAGTCTATAGTCCATGTTTCTATTTCATCCTTAGAAATGTTTTCTTTTTTGATTTTAGTGATAATTACATAACCTAAGGGATGATGTACATTGATATGTTCTTTGTATTCAACTTCCCACCAATTTTCACCGTCATAATGTTTAGGCCATTTTAGTTTTTCTTTTGTTGCCTTTTTAGTTGTTTTTGTCTCAGTATCTGTTAAAAGTAGTTCTATTTCAGACTTATCTTTTTTACAGTTTAAGATTAAAAAACAAATACCGGCAATAACAACCACTAAGATTAAAAAACAGTATAGATTAACTATACTTACTGTTTTACTTTTCATTCTGTACCTCCTTTATTATTATTGTATTTGCTAATGGTCTTCTGACAGATAAAGGATCAATTCCAGCTTCATGAGCCATAATTAGACCGGCTGCCTCTATATAATTTTCAACTTGAAATATTCTAGGATATTTGCCTTCCGGGATCTCTTTTGCGAGTCCTTTAGCCGGTTTATTTTCATTGACAAATATAATAGGTATATCTAATGCTGCACAAGCTTCGTGAGGAGGACCCCACAGACCAAAAGGTGATACCATAAAATCGACTTCTTGAGCAGCTATACGTCTACCATATCCCGGACAATGATCACTGATACGTGGTGCCTTATGCAGCCCTTTAAGTACACAATGTAAATAACAACTGGATAGTGACTCTGAAGCTATTCTAGGATCCACTACTAGATCATATACTTCTTGTTGGTCATCTATATTAAAACTTTCTACAGGAGCATGAGCAACCGGTTTGTTTAGTTCATTAGCTATAAGTTTGCTTGCTATTGCCTCAACTCCGCCCCACGGGTTTACGCCTCCTTTTTTATAATAATTTAATCCAGTCTCTCTTGGTACAGTTATCGGAGTGTGTACCGCCAAGGCATCAAAATCAAACGGTGCAACTTGTTCAATTAATTCTTTCCAGCCTCTTACTATGCCGCCAGCATGTCCGTCTTCATGCATCTCGGCAATCATTTCTAATGGTGTATTTAACTCCAAGACACTAGCTTCCAGACCTATAGTAGCTCTGGCTGCACTTACAGCATTTATAGTATCGCTCCTGAGAGGCAGGTTAGCAACGACTAATACCTTATTCCGTAGGACTTCTTTCAATTCAATTTCTTGCCTAAGAAACCGATCAAGCATGGATCCCTCTACATACACTGCATTTTCTGGCATTTCGTTTATATCGCTGGCATTTACTACATTAGGGTGAAGAATCAACTTATCACAACAAGCCCCAATTAGTTTAGCAACTGGATTAGCGTCACCGGCATTTCCACCTATTGCAAGACCTACCCCTGTCGGTATGATTAGTACACATATCATTTAGTTTTCCTCCTTTCTTCCATTTTTTTATTAAACACATCTGAAGATATACGTATTGCTTCATTTACTATATTCTCAAATTCTTTTGTTTTATCTTTTGGTCTTATGTGCTGAACGTAAAATTTGATAACTCCATCTCCTGCATTAGAAACACCCGGTTGGCGGACATAAATTTTATATTTCTTATCAGACATTGAAACTTCATACCCATTAAGCCCTTTATTTTCAATTACTTTTTTACATAAGTCAAAAAACTCATCTGGGTGCATGGAGCCACAAAAACTACAAGTTTTATTTATACCTCGTGTATACCAATAATCTAATTCTTTTTTATGCTCCCGATGATCGGGATCATGCATTCTTCGTAAGCATGTTATTTTTTCTTTAAATAAACTATTCTTCCAATTAATGAATCTATAATATATATTAGTCATTTTATTTTCCTCCTATCAAATATACTTTATTAGTACTGCATTTCTACTTTTCTCTTATTTCCATATCCATCCAGCCCATACACACTTTGGGTTATGACATATGTATATGGCATCACTTTGTCTCTTTACTGTTATTTCACCACAGCGAGGACACTTCTTTGTAAACTCTTGCATAATGTAACCTCCTTAGGTTTTATTATTGTTATTTCTTTCATAATAGATGTCCTTATTTCTGACTACCGGCTAACTCTTTAGCTGTCCATCCATAAATTAACATCTCATAAATATCTTCAGTAATTTATTTAAATGTCTCGAGATTAATTTTACTATCGTTATTATCCCCCATTGCATACATTACGCTTCGTAGCACAATAATTATGTGCTAGATATCTAACAGCCTTTTCAGTACATTTACATCTATCCGAATATGTCACTATCTTTCCTCCTTCAACTTTAGTACAAGCCATGGGTTTATCATTAAGACACTACCTAATCCTATGGATTTACAGTTATATGGGGGTTTGCTTAGTGTTTCAATATCCTCCATCTTGGTAATTGAACATCCGGCTATCTCCGGAGCAATCTGTATCTGATACTTTCGTATGAAGTCCCAGTTTCTACTCTGTGCCAGTTTACCCGAGATCCCGCCAGGCATACCTTTAATGTAGCGACTAGCAGGTATAGAGTTCAAAGTTATTCTTTTAACATTAGAAAGATCATACCTACGTGGATCATCATCATATCGTAGCTTTAATGATAATGGATATGGCGACTCCGGAAGTTTGATTTCAGCTATTTCTTTTACGTTGGGACAAGATACATTTATTTCTACCATTTTAATCATATAATCAAGATACTCTTCCAAGCCATCTATCATTCTTTGAAGTTCATCTGTTGTTCCATACAATGAAGGAATAAGTTTATACAGATCTCCACATTTCTCTCCAGAAGCAAATCTCCACGTATACTCCTTAATAAACCAATCAAACCCTTTGTTATGCAATCTGATCTTGTTCCAACAACTACGAGTTATCATAGTAATAGGTGGAGGAGTAAATCTCCAGGGTGTTCCTTTTTTGGGATTCAGTGTGATTGTTTTACATACGAATGGAAAGTCTGGGAACTTGGGTATTGTACAGAATGAGAATCCGTCCTGTGTCAGAGTCCGTTCTCTCTTGATAAACCTTCGTATTGACTCTGTCAGTAGGATTGGCTTGTGCCAAGCGTATCCTTCACCAAAGAATCCTTGGGAGGCAGAACTATAGAAATATTTCATTTCTTTCTCTCCTCATGCAGCTGCTGTTTGAGGATTTCTACATTCATAATGCTCCCCTACTTGCAGTGTTGTATATGCATTTCTTGCCTTTGAACCATTCACTTGAAAAACCTACAGCTTCCTCTATATCAAAATCCTTACATGAGAATATGTTCAACAATACCATCTTTTTGACATCCAGGGTATGCACGGTGATGTTAGATGTTTTAATGAATTGTACAGCTGAAGTGCCTTTAAGATGGTCAGGTGCTTTTTCGTATAATTCCGGATGTCCCTTGTAGTCCCACCAGCAAAGCTTTTCCCTTTTCATATCTATTTTGATACACAGCTCCTGGAAATATGCTTTAATAGATTTCCGGGTAAACGTCGCAGCATTACAACCATGAATATCCAGTATCAGTTCTTTTCCATAACTTTTCACTTACTTACCTCTCTTTTAATGTTTTATTTTATAACCACCTTTACATCTATTTGGTGCAGGGCAGCATTCATTGGTGGCATATATACCCACTATCTTTTTTAATTCTTTAACTCTGAAGGCTAAAGTAGCTTCTTCGGATAATCTTACTCTAACCTTATTTCCGCATTTCTGACATATCCCTAAAAACCGATTATTAATAATCTCTCTTTTCATAGTGTTTTGCCATATCTTGCCATGTTATATCCGGCACAGGTTTATTATTAGCGCTAGAGCATTGAGCGCCCACCCATATAACAACAAAATAAATTAATCTATCAGGTAAATGTCTGGCTACAAACCGGCATATCTTGTTACGAAATGGTTCTCTGTGCCGCATTTTAAATATAAGCTTATGTGCCGGTATGCGTATTGCACTTACAATTCTTTTACTCATAAGTTTCTCCTTTTATTTTAATTATATTCAGCATTTGATAAATACTTAAAAACTACAGACGGTATTATAAATGTACTTTTTTTTGTCATATCTGATCCGGATATAGGCACATTTTCAATTTCATCTATTTTTACACCATTTATATAGACCAACAAATTTCCTTTTTTAAAATTGTATAGTAAGTATACCTCATTCATATTTCTGGTTAAATGTTTCTTATAATCATCAATATTAAACCATTCAGAAAATTCATGCTGCACTTATATACTCACCTATACTTATAGTGGGTGAAACTTCAATTTTACTTCCGCATGTCATACAGTATACCCGTGTTTTATATGCGATAAATAAGCCCCGGAATACTATATTACATTTAGTGCATCGCTTTTTGTTTTTGCTGTATTTTCTTTCAGTTTGTCCCATATATCCTCCGTAAACTATCTACTTTACAATATAAACCAGGTACATCTTTGCAGCATACATAATATTCACCATCCTCATAATATAACCTTTTCCCTTTAAATTCATTATCCATCCTAGATAATGCCCTTTTCATTTTTCCAGGTAAAGAGCGTGGTTTATTTTTCCCTATTTTTTTAAACTCTTCTGCAGAGCCTAATAAATCTTCAATTTCTTTTTTTGATAATGTACTATCACCCACATACACCTTCTTTTTCTAGTACTATTATATATCTAGTCTTTAAAATGATTAATGTTTGGGTGTTCATTTATCTGCTTACCTTTTTCTCTATTTTAATTATGCTGCATTTGGGTATAAGTAAATATCCACACCAGCTGTTGGTTTCTTTGTCATAGGAATGACTAACAACAATATACTTGTCTGTCTCTTTTACTCTATATCCTTTTGTTACTGCCGGTATATGTTTATAGTGAATGTCCTTTTTTTCAGTCCATACATTAGAAGACTGACTGTCATACCATTCTACATAAACTTCAATCATACTATTCCTGCATCTTTATGTCAAAATGAAACCGTGTTATAATAAAAGGAAAATATTTAGTTATTAAATTTATCATTTTATTGAAATTATGCTCTCCTTCTATTACAAAGTTACTATTACTTCCGGGCCTACTGTCAACACTGTGATCCCAAAAAGATAATATTGTCCATCTTTTTTTACCTGAGATCAAAAGCCAAAGGTTAGAGATTCCTTCTACCTCGGTGTCTGCAGGGCAAAATGAGCTGTCAATAGATGTTCTAATACTACCTAGTTCTTTTGGTATACTAAAGCTACAGTGTGGGATTAAATATTCTCCTTTATTAACAGAAGTAAACCAAAAATGTCCGGCCTGTTTATTACAGCCAAAGTAGTAATGCTTCATTGTTGTTTTTCTAATTTTTGTTTTAGTCTTTTTTCATATTGTTCTACTAACTTTAACATACCAGGAGCGACCTGACCTACTAAGTCTTTATAAATATTTATATCGTGGTTGGCCGTTAAAGATTATCTGTTATTCTTTTTAACTCTGATCCTACTTCAGGGATAAAAGATAATAGCTCTTCTTTAACATTTAAACTTCTAAGGGAGCCCCGTAGAGCATTAATTTCAGTATCAGAGCAATAATTTAAATTACCAAAGTTACTTATAAATAAAGTCTCCCACTCTTGAGTATCTTTCTTAGCTACAATTTTTACAGACTTAAAGTTATTTAAATCATCAGACTTAAATTTTCTATTAGTACACCAAACTACAATCTTCCCTTTAATAGATGCAACTACACCTGTCGCGGTATACTCCTCCATATCTGTAGTTTGGATAAAATCACCAGCTTCAATCCCTTTTTCAATGTCAGGTTTTAATTTGTGTTTAATTAAATATTCGCTGAAAGTATCCTTAGCATTATCATCTAAGATGCCCTCTAAGTCCCTTACTCCTTGAAAATCTATTTTGTACTTAGCAACAAATTCAGTTTTAGTCATCCTTTTCCTCCTTCTTAATTACTGTAAGCATATACCCTTTCTTTACACCTGAATCCTGTAGAAAATCAGATACAACATTATAATAATTATTTTCATCATCCCAGTATTTATTAGTATCAAAATCCAGGATACCTTTACGAAAATCTTCATGCTTGAATTTTGTTCTGCCATTTATTATTGCTTTCTTCGTATAGTAGCTATATTCTAATTTATGTATCATTATTTATACTATTCTCGTTAACACAATTGTCGCACTCGTGTTTACCTTTCTTATTTAATTTAATTACTTCCGTATTACAACCTAACACCCTATATATAGCTCTTATCGCCGATAGATGTTTTTCGCAAGCATATGTTTTTCCAGACGGAGTACTTACAAAATGAGATGCCGGATATTTTAGTTTCATGCTTTCCTCTTTTTTGTAGGCTTAGGCAAGAGCGTCCATTGTACAACATTTTTACATTCAAGATCACCAACAAAAAACTTCTGACAGTACTTATAGTAAAAAGCTACACCGACATTTTTTTTGCCGTCTGTTATTATCAGTAGCTTTCTTTCAGGAGGTTCTTCTTTTATATCAGTCCATGCACTAATAGTAGTACCGCATTTTTTACATTTCATTATACTCTCCTCAATGTAAATCTACTAAGTCATTTACGTAACAGTCACTACATAGGTGAGTATTGGCTTTCTTTCCACACCCACACCTTACCTTTTTTAATAATCGTTTATGTTCAGCTTCTAATTGTCCAATCCTTTCCTTTAGCATAAAGATTGTGGATCTGTCAACTATCTCAGCTGCATCCTTCCCTGTTAATTCTTTCTTCATTTCCCCTTCCCTCTTACACGTTCAGCATTTTTAATATAACGTAAAGCAGTCTCATGCCTGGTCTCACCTTTATATTTGTTCCCAACTGCCATTATTAATTCACTGTACTTTAATTGAAGTTGTTTATTCACGTCTTCAAGTTTACGAACATTAATATTCAAATCAAAAGATAATTTTTCAAATAGTTTAGCTTTCCTGTAATACTCTTTTGCTTTCTCGCCCTTATAAAATGCGTCAAATGCTCCCATCCGTTCCCCCCCTATTAAATCTATAAAGCGCTGCGCTATTGTAAAAGCAAGTATGGAATCAGAATGATCAGCTGCAATATATAGGTTAGTCATTTCTCTTAATAACTCTACACACGCTGATCCTGCTTCTTTAAGCTTTTCGTTTTCATCTATAACAGCATTTAAGTATTTTCTAACATTACTACTATTAACCTTAAAACTGTGCCACTCTAGTGCCGGTATGTCTTTCAATTTCATTATTTCCCTCTAAATATGCTGGAGGCAGGATTCGAACCTGCCTAACAATGGCGATTAACCCATTAGCAAAGGATAAGCTGTGAACCCATCAGGTACCATCGCTATTCCTCTCCCTGTCGTCGGACATGCCTACTCCAGCTAATATATGTTTAACAAATGACCTATATGAGTAAGTGAACCGGTTTACTGTTGATGTTTTACCTTTATCGTAACGTACACCTTTAAATCTTTTTGTACCATCACTCCAGTAACCATCAATAAAACGTTCAGGATCACGCAGTATATATCTTCGTATAGTATGCAGCTTACCCATCATTTTTATCTTTTATAAAAGGATATTTAACACTTGGTAAAATAGGAGATAGCGGTTTATTAAACGAAAGTATATTCATCCATAGTTTACCTGTAAATAGTAATTTCATTCTTTCTACTAGCGATAACTTCCAGCATGAAATTACATGACCATTTTCATTCTTAAAAGCAGGTAAAGGTAAATACTGCTTTTGATCTTTAGCAAATGTAACATTGCTTTCTTTAAACACTATTGGTTTCATCTTTCCTCTCTTTATATACTTCGTAACTTGCATCCTGACCGAAAGTCACTATAAATGTTAGTCCATAAACAATAACGCTCTCAGAAGGAGACACACCTACCACCGTCCTTTTTTTATCAAACACAGTACATTCAAAGAAGTATACGAACTCATCATTAGTAACATTATCAAAAAGAGTATCTACATACTCATTGTCTACAATATGGTTATCAGCATAACAGTGTTCAATTATCTTTCTTTTCAATATCCTATATTCAGTTGAACTCCTATACTCTAATCTTTTCTCACTGTCCTCTTCTAAACTGAGTATAGCTTCTCTATTTATCTTTTCAAAATCTACGTTTTTTACGTCCATACCTATTCTCCCCTATTTCTATATTTTCACGCAGCTTACCGCTAATACGCAGCTTACCGCTAACAGGATATTCCTTAAACTCTTCTCTATCACTATCTCCAAAAAACTTACATAAGAGATAGTCTACTATAACTATACGTATACTACGTATATCAGTACCGGCTTTAATACCACTATCAATAAGGAGGTCAATATTCTCATCCCCAAATAATTTTTGTATATCGCTTCTGGATATCTTTTTCAAGGGAGGTCTCTATCTTTTATATACATACATTAAAGTTATCATATTATCTTCCTCCCTTAGCGTCCCTCTACTTACTTAAATTATATAACATAATTACAGTATTGTCAATAATAGCACAAAAGATACGTAGAGAAATAAACAGATGTGTAAAGAAATGCAGTAAAAGCGTAGAGAAATAAGATAAAAGGGTATATTTATGCATAAAAAGTGTAGGAGGGATAAGGTAAGTGTGTGCAGTATACAAAGAGGTCTAACATAATAGTTATCATTTTAAATTCGGTTTGAATTTGACCGGTAGGTACATAGTCAAAAGAAAAAATGCAGGATCATTCATTATACTATCAGAGAGAATAACAATAAGACCAGAGTAAGAGTAACAGTAGTGCCCGCCATATTTTCAGATACGCTTTTTTCGACCACCCTCTATAAAAAGAGTAAAAGAAGACCGGACATACATTATAGAGTAAAAAGAGACCGGATATATTTTCAGATACGTTTTTCCCGACCTTCCTATAAATCACCATGACCCCCTATAGTACGAACCTTCGTATTTTTAGATACGTTTCACCATGACCCCCTATAAAAACGAACCTCACCCAAGTGCGCTGGGGAGGGTAGTTAAATAGTAAATAAATATGATTTAACAGCTTGGGAATAAGGGGCACCCATCCGTAGTTGGTTGATCCGAGTTTAACCCTAAGCGAAGGAGAAACAAATGGAATATGCGAATCACATTAATCTTGGGTATTGCACAAGAATCACAAAAGTTACAGAGAACGGAAACAAGATGAGATTTTATTTGAAGGATGACAAACTGGTTACTTATGTAAACATCCAGAGAGCATTAAACAAATTAAAGAAAAGTAAGTAGAATGTTCATTAATCGCCAGTGTCAGGTTGAAGCTGAAATAATAAGGCTATTGGGTTCGATTCCCATCACTGGCAGTTTACCTATAAGTCCTAACCGAAAGGTAGGCAGGTACGGAGGCTGTTGTTATGAATAAAGATTTAATAAAGAAAGTAGGCTTTAGGGATGCAGTAAACAATGTTGAGCAAAGCAAATGCCCTTTATGTAAAAAAGACATTAATCCTGTTACTGAGTTTAAAGATGTTCTTAGCGTTAAAGAGTTTCGTATAAATGGTTTATGTCAAAAATGTCAAGATGGCATATTTGGTGTTGAAGCTATGTATTGTATTCATAGAGGTATTGGTTGTAAGGCTTGCTCAGTTAAAGACTGCGAGCTTAGAGTAGTTGAATCAAATTAAAAGGAGGAGAGTATGGCTATTAACAAAAAGAGTTATCAGTGGAATCGTAAGGTTAGAGCGCAGCTTGATATGGAAAGGGCTCTACAGAGGCTTATGCCTAGGCCAAAGTATCTTACACTAGCTGAGGTTGTTCCGGACATGCCTGGGTTATTGTATTCAGTTGGTGATGACAATCTTGCTGTACGGTTATCCGGAAGAAGAAGTATTACAGAACTAACTCAAGGAGGTGAGTAGAATGCATGAATTAAACATAAAAGCTAAGTGTTTTAAGTGTACAGAGGGTGTGTGTATTCGTTGCTATGACAGGCCTGCTATTGATTATAAGAGGATGAGACTAGAGCAGCTAGAGCAGGCAAGAAGGTTGATTATAGCTAGTGTTAATCTGAAGAAGATCGATGCTGAGCCGGGTTTAATCAAGTTAATGCAAATAGAAAGAAAAATAAAGGGGGTGATGGCTTATGTTTAGTATTTACACTAAAAAACATGAGGGCTGGCACAGGAGGGCAGTGTCAAGGATAAAGACACTGCAGGAGGCAGCAACGAAGCTGTATGCAGGAGATTTTCACTTCATAGGCACAGAGTTTATGGCTAAAGCTGTCTATGCTAAAAAGACTACTACTAACTTTAGCTTTATTTCACCTGTGTATGTTTCTGCTAAGAAGAAGACTTTCTACCTTTTCAGTCATAATCCTATTTACAAGGAGGTAACAAATGTCTCATAACGATTGTTTAAACTACCATGAGGACGGGAGTGGTCATTACTGCAAGGCTGTAGACATGAGACAACTAAAAGAAGCGGGAAGGGTACCTGACGACTATCCTCATAAGTATTGGAGAGTGCTGTGTTTTAACGATTTATCTACATGTATGTTTCGTCCACTATATACTAAAAAGGAGGCATAGTGAATAGATACATTGCTTATATTAAAAAGAATGAGTGCTGGAAAGAGAGTAAGCTGCAGGAGTTAATGTCTAGAGAAGAAGCTATTGCTGCTATACAAGGTAAGTATTGGTTAACCGGTATCAGTGCAGCAAGAGCAGTACTACAGGGTAGTTCAACAAAGTTTACCCACATTTCCCCTATTAGAGAGAACAGGGAAATTAAATATATGTTCTCTAATAAACCAATCTATATGGAGGTGTAGTATGCAAGAATTATTAAATGATGTCACATTTAGAGATTTTGATGAGTTTGAAAAGCCATGTATTCAGAGGACTTACAGTATCCTGGGAAGGATGTTTTATGGTGTTAGTCCTGATGTATTAGACAGTAAGATTGCCAGGTTAGCAGGTACAGTGGAACTATTAGATAAAGAGATTACTGTGGACTTTAATGATCTTAGTCAAGTTCCGGAGATGACAGTAGCAACAAAGAAACAGGCTATGAGGAATCTGAAGTACGCACTAGCTGAGCTGTATGTAAGAAGTAAAGGCTATTTGTATAAACTCAGGGAGTTTAAAGCTCAGAATCAAACTATTAGAGAGTTAATCCGTAGTTAAAAGGAGGTGATACCTAATGGATGACATACTCGTAAGAGACTTGATTATAGCTGAAATAGGGTTAAATGATTTCAACATACATGTATTAGAGATAGCAGAAGTTATGGATACAGTTAGCTTCAAGGAGGATGCTAAGGGCGCAGAACAGGCCTTAGCTAAGATTGTAATAGAAACAATCAGAGGAGACAGACGCTATCTCGAAAATAAGGATATGCTCGATTCCTACCAGATAGAAAGCTTAGATAAGTTGGTGGATGAAAGTATGAAAAAGGAGAGTAATAGCCATGCGGATGTAGTTGTAGAGCATGAGAGCATAGCTGATTTCGTTAGTATAGGTGACGGACATAAAGGCAACATGAAAGAAACACAGCAAGAGAACCTTAGAAGTGTTAAAGATAAAGAGGCTAAACTAGACTGGATAGAGAGCCGTATAAAAGAGAATCCTAAGCTAACACTAATCAACATATCATGTGGTAAGCAGACAGCTAATGATTGGTTATCAGATTTCATAGGTAAGGAGAAGGACGGTAAGTTTGAGTATTTCCGAAATAAGGTAAACGCTATTAGAGAGATAAGTCGAGGTAACTTTAAGAGACAGACAACAACGGATAAGCTTAAAGTGATGCTAACGGATATCCAGCTAAGGAAGATGAATACGGAGCTAGTGTATAACATGCTTATCACTAAGTATGGCAGAATAGCATCCTATGGCTCTGTAAGGAAACTTATCAGTAGAATAAGGCTAAAGATATGATATGTCCACCAAAACCAATTACAAGGGAGGATTTAATGGAAACTTCTAAGTACAAACTTAATGCAGATCAGGAGATTATTCAGGCTATTGAGGTATCATCAGTCTCACACATACTCGTAGTAAAAGGCTCTTATAAAGGCAGGAAGCAGGTTAGTGTGATGAAGTACGTATTCTATAGTAACTATGAAGGCCCTAAGAGCGTAGTTGCTATACCGGGAGATGATGACAAGATGGTACAGGCTGTTATTGACGGGCTACAGAAGGCTATAGCGTGAGGCTTATTGTTCATAGCTTAATATCCTTTTGCGTAAAGAAGGCATATAGGTATGATAAGTGTAAAGCCATGTTAGTTGCACAGAATGCAAGCCTTACATACGTATACGCAACAGGATTAATGGTACATAAAAGAGATAAATGGCTAAAGCGTGTTAGTTGGCTTTTAAAACGAATAGACAGGTAAAGGAGGAAAGTATGAAAGATTATTTTGTTGTTACATATCCGAAGAAAAGGTTATTACCCAGTGAGGTATCTACAGAGAAAGAGATCAAAAGATTCTGTAACGTAGCAGAGCTACTTCAGTATTTAGACGATAACAAAAATGAAAAGATATGTGTGTATGAGGCTGAGTGTTTATTGGATTGGAGTTAAAAAGGAGGAAGGTATGGTATTTACAAGCATAGTAAAACTTAGGTGTAGGTTATTCGGGCATAAGTGGGTATATAGTCAAACACCATTTACAGGACACATGAAATACTTTAGGTGCTGTAACCGGTGCGGATTAATTGCTGAGTATAGAGAACATTACCCTACATATGGCCACTTTGGCTGGTTTCAGTTAGTACAATTTACAAAGCAAGGAGGAAAGGAGTTATTTAATAAATTAAAAAAGGAGATTATGCATGAATAGTATAAACTACAATATGGAGATTTTAAACATAGGGACTTCTCCTTATGGTGAAGATTGTGTAAATGTTGGATCTAATCAGTATGCAGCTCGTGCGAGAAAGGAGTGCTGGGTATTTAAGAATCAGTTAGTTCGTGTACACGGAGAACCGCCTACAGGATGTACGCTTGTAGTCAAAAGCTTTCCGCATGATTTTGGAACTTACTATGAGTTATGTGCCAGGTATGATTCTGAGGATGAGATAGCTACAGACTATGCGTATAAACTGGAAGGTGAGGTTCCTGAGTATTGGGATGAAAAGGCTAAGAAAGAACTTACTGCAGGAAGTGAAGTTATTAAAATAAAAGATAAGGTTCCTGTAGTTGGTGTACCCATGACGTTAGATAGTATAGTAGATGTAGAATGCCCCTACTGTGGAGGGAGTAGGGCTGTAGAACCGGACGCTAATTATTTAGTTAATTGTGATTGTGGTAAGAAATATCAATTAAGGAGCGAAATATGAAATTACTAACTAAAGAAGTATTAGAAGGTTTTAAGAAGCAAGGTGACACTTCGCAGAAACAAGCTAAAGACATCAAGATTATAGTCAAGTTCTTTGGCGGTGGTGCATGCAGCTGGTACTGCTATGAGTATGATCCTAAAGATAGAATCTACCAGGCATTTGTAAATCTTGGAGATCCACAGATGGCTGAATGTGGATCAGTAAGTCAAGATGAGCTTGAGGCTTTAAAGTTTCCACAATTCGGGTTATCAGTAGAAAGAGATATGTACTTCGATGATTACACATTACAGGAAGTAATAGATAAGGTAAAATCAGGAGGGCATGCATGAGAGTAGAAGAATGTAAGGGTTGTAATTGTTTAGAACTAGAGTTAGTAAATGTCATTAAGCTGTGGTACTGCTCAGAATATAATAAACAAATATGCAAAATTAAGTGTTGTCCCGGCGCAGAAGAAGTAGAAGAATGTATAATGGATCAGTTTCTTGAAGACATAGGCGTAGCATAAAAGGAGGTAATTATGCTTAATAAAGAGAAAGATCAGTATAATACTTTAATTAGTGAAGGCATTAAGGAAATGTATTTAAATTTTATCGAAGGTAAACTTTCTAAGAAAAAAGCAGAATACTTTGAAAAGGAGTATATAGACACAGGGATAATTAATGATTTTATTGAAAATGCCCCTGAACCGGCATTAGGTAAGTTATGCTATTAAAATCTAATTATCATTGGAGAGAAGTGCAATACGATGCTGCAGGTAATCCTTTCTTCCTTTACTACAGAAAGGTATATCCTCTAGGTGAGTTTATGAAACCTAAAACACCTTGGCAAGATACAACATTGATATTCGGTCCAGACCTATGCCTCCACATTAACGGGGGCATACTCATTAAGCTTAGTAAGTCATGTGAAGCAGTTCAAGTCTATTACACAAAGGAGGAGGTGATACACGGGTAAAAAGCAGCAAGCATCTAAATTAGCTCGTAAACATAGAAAACAGACATTACACGCAGGTTTACCAAGGTATTTTGGGCATCCATCCCATTTAACTAAGTATCATATTAAAAAGAAATATAAAAGGAGGAAATATGAGTCTAACTGAGTTTATTAAACAGAATAAAGAGGAAATAAAAGCTCATATCCGTGAGAAATGCCCTAATGCTACTAGATTTGATAAAGAAGAACTTAGGCAGTGGGTTTATAATGCTGAGAGCTTATATCTTTGGGCACGATCAGTAGGTGTAAATATTTAAAAAGGAGGAAGCATGGAATTTAAAGTTAAATACTTTTATTTGCAGTGCAGCGACAACTTTGACACATTTATCAAGACACCGGAGTCAGTCAGGGAGTTTGTAAAGGGTGAGTTTGAGTATAATGAGAAGATGGTAGTTATAGGTATGAATATCAAGAATAAAGTGATTATAAAGAAGGATATCGCTATTGGAGGCTATAACACAATAGCGTGTACTCCTGCAGATATATTTATACCTCTACTAAAAGTTAATGCTCGTAACTTCGTGATAATCCACAATCATCCGTCTGACGATGCTTCACCATCACAGGAGGATATAACTTTTACCAGGAACGTTAATAAGGCTGCAAAGTACATAGGGCTTAACTTCTTAGACCATTTAATTGTAACTGTAAATGAGGAAAACTATTATTCATTTAAAAAGGGTGGTATTTTATAATTTAATAACAGGAGGGAAGTATGAGTTTTAGAGAAACATTAGTAAGGTTACTTGCAACAGCAGGTACAAGAGAAAAAGCAATTGAGACTATTAATGTACTGAATGCACAAAGGTTAATTGAATCAGACAGACTAGCACGAGTTGAGGAAAAGAAGGAACAGGAAAAGATACGGATAAAAAGGGTGTATATTAAACCTGTGGGTTATGTAACACACAGGGGGACTAAACTAAAAACACTTTTATCTACAGTGTATAGAGAAATAATATGGGCAAAAACAGAAAGAGATAAAGAGAGATATCTACTCAGACAAGAGGAAAAGGGTGTTAGTCCGAGAAAACTAGAAAAGCTTAGAAGGGATATTGTATTCGGATATGGTAAGATTGGTAAGCAGGTAGCAGAACTTAGAGAAAAGCATGTACATCCCGGGTCTACTATATTAAACTTTAAAGCAAAATATAAGTTATTGGCTCATCTATCATAGTATAAAGTAGTTATCGGTTATCCGCATAGGTCTTAAATAGAATCTGACATCTTATAGTTGCCGTACTATTGACATATATCAAAGCCTTCTCAACCTGGGAGAGGTCTGGACGTAGGACGCAAGAAGACGGGGCGTTTTCGTATAATAGCACTATAAGGCTATAAGGTTATTACCGAACTATTATTACCGATACAAAATGAAGATATGACTATATATACTTATCGGCAGAACTACAGTTTGAGACAAATTGGCGGAGGTCAGCTATAGTACATAAAGTGCGGCTAAATGACGTGTCATATCATTCTGCCGATAGTCGGCAGAATGACGTACCATAGCATTATTACGTTATTAACGTAAAGATGAGACAAATTGGCGGAGGTCAGCTATAGTACATAAAGTGCGGTTATTTATCATAACTGCTGATAATACAACAGGAGGTATAATGGTTTTAACCAAAATAATAGAGGTTAAGAATAAGGGTAAAGAGACTATTGGTATAATCCAGGCCGATAGGTTAATGATACTTAAGAGGTATTACAAGAAAAAAGGCTATATACATCCACGGTACAAACATACTATTATACTGGACGATATTAGAGAGATAGATATCTTTCTATAACGTAGTATAGACTTAAAGCTGTTATTATTAGAGTATAGTAGCTAAGTGTATGCTAAATAGCATCTTATAAGCATAAATAGAGCAAAATACAGGATAAATAGGTGTGTTTTACTCTATTTACGCTTATGTTAGAAGTGACCATAATGACGTGTCATATCATTCTGCCGATAGTCGGCAGAATGACGTGTTGAATCATCCTTACGTTATTGACGTAAGGATGAGACAAACCGGCGGAAGTCAGCTATAGTACATAAAGTGCGGCTAAATGACGTGTCACAGCAAACTGCCGATAGTCGGCAGAATGACGTGTTGAATCATTTTCTGCTGATAGCCGGTAGAGCTACAGTTTGAGACAAACCGGCGGAAGTCAGCTATAGTACATAAAGCGCAGGTAAAATACATATACTATATAACAGATGACCTTACTGTTAGTATAACAGTAACGGTTAATATACTTCCCTCCTCTAAGCTTATCTCCCTCTCTACCTTTTATGCTAAGGTAGGGAGGGTGTAGGCTGAACTATGGTTGAGCTATTGGTTAATCTACAGCTGAACACTAAAAAAAGTGTAAGGGTATAGCGGGATCAGAAGGACAGGGGTGTGGGGGCGGCTGACCGGCTTTTCCCTTAGCGTTGACAGTCGTATGTTGTCTATAAGCTGTCTATAAGCTATCTATGGTTATTTATAAGCTGTCTATAGGCTGATCTATGGTTATTTATAAGCTGCCTATAAGCTGTCTATAGGCTGATCTATAGACAGTCACATGTTGTCTATAAGCTGTCTATGGATGTTTTTATAAGATGTTAATAAGAATATAGATGGTTATGGGTATACCGGAGATATTAATAAACTGTATGGATGGATATAGGTTATACTAAGGTATAGTATACTAAATCAGTGTAGGCTTTATGTGTACCCCTCCCTCCTCTCTCTGTGTATATTACTGTTATTATGTTATAATTATTCTTTATATGTATATACTTACTGTACTTTACTCTCTTTTTCTATGGGGGTAGTGTACCAGTAGTGTTCATAAGTTGTTGATAACAATGGTCAACTTTGGTTTGAGACTTGCTGGCGGAAGTCAGCTTTAGTACATAAAGTGCAGCAATTATTACAACAATACTTCAGTTGTTTGTAAGCAATTACGACTTTGGTTATTATTATGGTGACGCTATGTTTTCATCATAATTAACATATACATTTTTAAAAGGAGCATAACATGAAACTTGTTAAAACAACCACGTCAAGTAAGCCTGCTATAATAGAGCCTAAATTAGAGAAGTTCTATTCTATGAACGGTACACCTGTAGTACGTATCTCTGGTAATTTTACTAAAGGTGGGTTCAGTTTAGGTAAAGCTAAAATTGCAGCTATACTTAGGTATGCTGATGTACTAAAAGAGTTCTCTGATGGTAACTATGATACACAAATAGATAAACTTGGAGAGAACGAAGTCCTGACTGTATCTGCATAGTACTAGATACTAAGTCTTAAGTGATAAAAGGGAGGGGGAGAGTTTATCCTTTCTCTCCCTTTCTATTTATGTAATAGTGGTCTAATGGACTTCTATTAGATAAATAGATATAAACTATAAGATGCTAATCTGGAGAGTGTATGAAAAATAAAATGGATGAGAGAATTAAAAGACAGCTAACATTATTACAACCAACACACCTATACTGTAAACATAAAGACTTGCCATGCTCAGATTGCTTGAATGAGGTTCATAACGTGACCCATATTAATGGGAATGTGTCCGGTATTAGTGGAGGTGTAAAGGGGATTATTGAAATTTTAAAGGCTAACCTGGAGGGTGTATGAAAGTGGGTAATTATAATGAACTGCGGAGGGATTGATGATAATATTCGGAACAGTTTCGTTTAATAATAGATTAACTTTAAAGCAGTTTAAATACGCTTGCCTGACTGCACGGTTGGATTTCTTTCAATTGGTTCGGACTAAGTATTACATGGATAAAGGACTTACTTTTAAACAGGCTACTGTAAAATACTTAAATGCGAAAAGGAGGGTACAGTGGATTTAAAAGCCGAATTGATAAAACATACTGATGTAAATGAGCAGGACTTTGATACTCATGCATCGGATTTGTATGTCCGCTATACACCGAGAGTTGAACAGTGGTTAAAAGATAATTATCCGTTCTATACCAATACCTCGTTATTCATAAGTAATGTTGATAATAAAACATGGCTGGATTTACCGTTTGCAAATGATGAATGGTGGAATAAAAAAACAAGGAGCATAGTATGAACTTAAATCTTGTAGTTATTGAAGGGCATTTAGCAAGTGATGTAACTAACGAAGGTGAATACAGCTTTTTTACAATTGATGTCCGGAATAAGGAAAACAAGACCATTAATGTTCGTGTAACAAATCAACTGGCAGAAAACTGTATTCGTTATTTAAAGACGGGCAGTCATGTGCTTGTAAGTGGCCATCTTGAGGGTACACATATTAACGGTAGAGAAGTTAAGTTTTTACCTGCGAAATAAGTATGATATGCTATAAAATTTTAAAGACTGATCGGGAGGATAATGTTAGAACCAGAACCACAATTTATTATTAATAAGATTGTACGAAGTATTGTATTGGCCTGTACTGATATTGAGCTATTAACAGAGGTAGCTTATGACTGGCTGCATATTAAATCTGGGTTTATTGCTCATTACAGCAGACAAGGATTTATAGGGTATTATAGTTGTGTTTCATTAAAGCAGAAGATACTTGATGAAAGAGACTGGAATGCACGGGAAATCCATGATGGTAACTGTAGGGATGATGAAAAAACCTATTATCAGCAAACAACAGATACATATAGGCTGATATGCGATATTCTGGAGGGTAAAAAGAAAGGTATTCCTTCTAAAAAGGAATGTTCGGTATTACACAACAAGGAGCAAATTGTATGAAAGGCCAATATGCAATAATCGATAAGAATGGAATTATCTTTCAAGGTGATTATAATTACATACAGGAGCAGTGGGGCAGAATATATTACGAGGATAATCCAGATAATATAAAATGGAACGGTGATATAATGCTTGTTGGTATAATGTTTGTTGATATAATGAGGATATGTAAATGAATCGATATATAATTAAACAACAAGATGTTGGGCGTAGGGATAATTTTCCAATAAAAGTTGAATGTGAGCATTGTCGGCATACACATACTGAATACCTATTTGAACCATTAGGGCGTGTATTAAAACAAGATGTTGGTAAAATCTGTAAAAGATTAAAAGGTATTTGGTATGTTGAAAATCAAGAACAATTTGAGAAGCGAGTGAACAAATGATTATCACTATACTACTGTGTGTTATTGCTCTGCATTATATATTAATCGACCAATTAAAACTGCACAGAGGTAGAATTACTATTGAGCAAGGCTGGTTATACGTGTACTGTAATTATGATTATACACATGAACATTTTATTAACGGTCAGGGATTATTTCGTGTACTGCCTCTCTGGGTATATAGACGTGAATGGACTTTCTTTTATGGTGACAGCTGTTCCTGTCAGTTCATAAAAGCATATACTCGGAAAGGTGCAATACGAAAAGCTAAAGATAAATACTCTGTTGAGGAGTATAAACGATTTAATATAAAACGATTAAAAGGGAGGGACTAAGAAATGAATAAAATAGAAACATGGGCTCCGGTATTCAGTGGATTTTATAATACTATCTGGGAATTTAATGGTGATGAAGATGAACTTCAATACTTAAATGAAAATGCGCCAAAAGGAAAAGAATATACTTATGATGACCTGGATATAGACTATAGAGCATACGAAAAAGATGTGTGCACAAGGTTTGTTGATATTTTATCAGCTACTCTAAGTGAAGGGATACCTGCAATTAAAAAGATTGTTATGCAGCAGGTTATTTCTCCGAAAGAATATAATTTCAGAAATGACGCAATAGATATTGAGATACACGTACACAGTAAAACTTCTCTACAGAAATGGATTATTAATTATCTGAAAAAACACAAAGATGAGTGGTTGAACTATCTTGTGTCACACTATACTGGTTGTGACGGGTTTATACCTGGTTATTCTAACTCACCTTTAGATTGGAAAAATAAAACAGAGAATTATAGTAATTTAGGTACTCATCACTTGGGCGCTATTTTACAATTCTACTGCGATACAGAATATCTTGATGAAGACTATTTTTACGACAAAGTAATAGAGAGTATATATGCCAATGAGTATATAAAACTAAAGGAGGCTGTAAGTGGATAGTATGAATACAGCTGAATACAAATTAATAGTAGAGTTTATGGGTTTGAAACCCACATTAGTAAATCCCGATTGTTATAGCCTGTCAAAACAGCCCTGGTTATCAGTTACAGGCTCTACTCCTGAAAAGGTTATACAAGATTTTTGTAAATCAACAAGCTACCACTCTTCATGGGATTGGTTAATGCCGGTAGTTGAGAAGATAGAAACATTAAAAATAAATGAGTATACTTCTTTTGTTGTAAATATAAGAAAAAATGGATGTGGAGTAGATACTTTTTATGATGAGGACTTAGATGATGGTGGAACAAAAGAAGTCATATTAAAAAAGTGGATATGGTGTCAAAGTACAAATAAGCTACAAGCTACTTTTGAAACCGTAGTTACGTTTATTAAGTGGTATAAACAAACAGTAGCTAATATGAACAAAGATAATAAACTTATAGCAGAGTTTATGGGTGTGGAATACACGGATTTTAGGCATGATGATTATGATACTTCATGGGGTTGGTTAATGCCTGTAGCAGAGAAGATACAAGATATGCGTGATTATATGGTTAGAATAACCAAATGTCATTGCGATATACTTAAATTGCGCTCAAATAAAACTATTGTAATGGAACATGGTGAAAGTACACAAAAAGCAGTTTACAAAGCAGTGGTTGAGTTTATTAAATGGTATAACAAAAACAAAGGAGCATAATATGGATAGTATAAAAACAATTGAACACAAAGGTTATAAGATTAACATTTATCCTGATGACACTATTAATGAAAGTCCACGAGAATGGGATAATCTTGGGGTTATGGTTTGCTTTCATGGGAGACACACACTGGGAGATAAAACAAAGCTCACATCTGATATGTTTGACAGTTGGGAAGAATTGTATAAGTATCTTGTTGAGGAAGGAGCTGTCTTGATTTCTCCGCTTTATATGTATGACCATTCCGGTATTCATATTAAAATCGGTAATTTTTATGGGTGCGGACTACCACAGGGGCACGCACATTTTGACAGTGGGCAGATAGGGTTTACCTATACTACCAGAAAGAAAATACTGGAATGTTGTGGCAGTTATAAAGACGGTAAATGTAGCTCCAAAAGAGTATCAAAAGTTATGCTTGAGAAAGCTAAACAGGTATTAACTGCTGAAGTAGAAACCTATGACCAGTACTGTGCAGGCGATGTATATGGGTATATGATTGAAGATCCGGAAGGTAATGAGAAAGGTGGTTGCTGGGGATACTACGGATATGATTTTGAAAAGAGCGATTTACTTCCTTCAGCTAAAGGTGAGATTAACTGTGAGATAAAAAATAAGTTAGAGGAACATAATAAAAAGCTCAAAGCACAGATAAAAGGTAATGCTCCTCTTGAAATAAGGGAGGCAATAAGTGCTTAATATTGTTATAAGCAAACACATTGAGAACATCACATTAAACTCTAAAGAATTTCTTCTTGACAGTGAAAACGGTAATATAAGAAAGTTTAAATCAAAAAGAGAAGCAGTTGATTTTCTATTAGGGATTGGTTATAAACTTGACGATATAGGGTATTCAGTATTTGTAGGAACAAAGGAAAACCCTGACCAAGTTACAATACCCGATTTAAAGGAGTTAGTATAGTGGAAAATATAATAGCCAGAACATATAAAGGTACGGCCAATGACCGATAAAGAATTAGCAAATGAAGGTTGGGAAAACGATACATATAATCCGACAACAGCTATTGAGTTTGATAATGGCGTAGTTATATATGCCAGTTGTGATGAAGAAGGCAATGGTAACGGTTGTTTATTCGGTTACAGTAAGAAAACCGGTAAGCAATTTCTGCTGGCTTGAGACAAACTGGCGGAAGTCAGCTTTAGTACAGAAGGAGCAAAAGTATGACAAGTAAAAAACATTACTTAAAAGCTGGTGACAAGATATTCTCTATCGGAGCACTTCTTATACTTGATGAAAACGGTAAATTTCAAGTTATTGGGTTTTATGAAAATAACACATACTTTGAGGGTCAACTCGTTAATACTGATGATAAGGGTTATTACACGGAGGATAATGATGGAAATACCAAATGATATTATAAAATCTATAATCGAGATTATCAGTTATTCTTATTCAGAAGAATGTGCGCATTATGAAGAAATAACTGGTATTGATACTGATGACCCGCAATATGAGAATATTGAAAATCTACCAGATAAAAACCATGTATTTTATCACCTACGAAAAGTGGATGATTACTTAGCTGAGCATAAAAATGGGTGAAAATTGGGCTGATTATGTAAGATGCAATAATTGTGATACAGAATTATTTGTTGATATAGGTAGGGAGGACTGTCCTCTATGTCAAAAAGAAGGTTGTTTGATGTGGCTTGATGATGATTTGCAAGAAGTATTAATTGACGAGGCAGACTTAAATAAAAAGATTAACAGGAGCAAGTATGGTAACGACTTACGTAGATAAAAAGAAGAGAATCAAAGTTATTACTCAACTATATGAAATAGGATTGTATGTAGCAGTTTATATGGAAGGTACTTCAATACCTGAGCAGTTCGGTATTAATACTACTGATGATAAAAAAATATCATAAATGGTTACGGAAGAAATTAACTGGTAATAAACTTAGAATAATTGCAAAAGAATCAAGTATTTTAAATTAGGGGGTAAAGGATGGGAAGAACATTACACTATGATATTGAGAAGTTGAACGGAAAGAGTTTTACTGATAGAGAAGCACTTTACATATTTGATAATTCACAAAGATTAAACACGGGAGAGGTTGGTAAGCTATGGACTTGCGAAAATTTCGACCTTGATGTGTACGGCTATTATCCTTACTGGAAAGAAAAAAGCTGGAATATAGAAGGTGAAGGAAAAGCTGAAAGCGAGGAACATATTGAAAAGAGATACAATGAGCTTGGGAGTGAAGGTAAAAATCATATTGACATTGTGAAACAGCTTGCATCGGAAAAGTTAGTTTATCTCAAAGATGATGACCGGAGTAAAACAAGTGGGTCTACCAAAGTCGGCGGTAATGAACTAAATGCTATGATGGTATATTTAACACTCATTCAAATATCTAAAGAGTTACCGAATACAAAAATAACCTTGCGTGATGAAGGTGAGTTTTTGCTTTGTCCACAAGTGTATATTCGTGAAGGTAGAGTGTTACCGGATATTAAAGATTTGGAAGAACGTATAAGACACTGGACATTTATTTCGTTTATAAACTCAAAGACAAAATTAATGAACGAGATAAATCGGGAAATATTGAAAGATGTTGATGATGATACACGCCGTGTATTTGGTTTTGAGAAAACATATGCCGGTTATGCTGCAGAATATACAAAACAGTTTATCAATAAAGCACGAATTGTAATGAACATTGTACGGGAAAACTGGAAATGGAGAGATACAAGTGGTTTTCATAATCTTGGGTATGTTCAAATCAGTGTCGGTAATATACAAAAGCTACCCGTTAAATACTGGTTCAGGCCTGAATTATTTTGCAGAGCAGTTAAGAGTGATGACTTTGATGATTATAAAGACTCGCCAGGTGAAGTTATGGCCGGTTTTCAAGGTGAGTATTTCGGTCTTGTTCCAGAAGGTACAGAAGAAATTGACAGTTATAAACAAGTAGCCTTTATGCAGAAAATGCTGGCTGCTGCCGGTGTTGACAAAAAGCAATTAGTAACGAGAGGTGAATAGTGAAATACTTATACTGTCCAAAATGCAAAAAATATCCAGATAAAGTTGATAAAATATATACCCGCTATGTTGAGCCTAGGGCTTGGGATGGTAAGTGTTATGCTAAGTTGAGCATTGGAAAAGACTATAGCTCTTGTTACTGCTGTGGTGAATGTGGTCATGTTGTAGAGGAAAAACATGACTAGTGATTGTCTATACAGCAGCAGCGATGAAGAAATTGAAATATTTGATTTTGAGGAACAAGTCTTATGAGAGTATATAAGCTAACTAAAAAGGAACAGCGGGCTGTATTAGATTTATTCCATGATCAAAGTGTTGAAATAATTAAGCACGGGGAAAAGGTAGAACAAGGACACTGGATATTGAAAGCTGATATACTTGAACAGATATTTGAAAGGTACTCAACACACAGAGAATTTCTTGACCATGTAAATGGGGAGGACTGATGGCTAATAACTATGTGCAATGTACGCCAGCACAGGCATTAAAAGCAACTAAAGAGGAAGCGGATATACTGATAAGGCTAGCAGAGCAATCTGAAGATGAATGTAATATTCACGGATTTACATTTGAATATTATAAAAAACACAAAAGTTTTTACATGTATGCGGGGGGCTGCGGAGATGAAAACAATTTGCCTGAACCCTTTTTAACAGCATTGGGTAAACTTATACAGAAAAATAAACTTCCTTATCTTATATTTGGAAATGCTTTTACTTGTGACAAAATGCATCCTGGCCAATTTGGTGGTGGTAGTTTCAGGATACATACTGACGGGTATGTTGAACATCCGGAAATTGTCTGGGATAATAAAGTTGATAAACTGAAAGACGGTATTAAATATGCAATTAATGAACTGAAAGAATGGGGTTCCATAGAAGCTGTTGAAATATTAGAAGCAGTATTGAGGAACAAATAAGATGGATGAAGAAACCATTATATGTAAAGGATGTGGAACTAAGTATGAAGCAGACCGTTGTTCTATTTTTTGTTTAAAGTGTAATGTATCCATATGTCCTGATTGTGGATATGAATTAGACGGAGAGCGTATGGGTTATTGCGGGAATAACTGTTATCACTGTGATTGGCAGCATTGTGGAAGTTGCGAATAATTTAATCAATGTAGGAGATAAATATGAGAAAAGTATATGTTGATGTAAAGGTACGATTAATAATCAGAGCAAACAAAGGTATCGATATTAACGAAGTGCTTGAGGAAATGGATTACGACTTCATCAGTAATACTGATAATGCTGAAATCGAAGATACTGAAATAAAAGACTGGGATATAACAGACAGCAAATGATGCATACGAAAGCAAAAAAGCTATGGTTAAGATTAGGTGATATACCAATAAATGAAGACGAGGAGATAGAACAGAGATTTTTACATTTTGGTGTTGGTACACACAGGGAAGAAATATGGCACTGGTTTGAGGGTAAGTTTGATTTATCAGTAGCGGAAGATTTAATGTATAAAAATTAGAAAAAGGGAGGCCGGTATGGATATTGATATAGAAGAATATTTGAAAATGCCAAATACCTGTCTTTACTGTGGAAGCAAAAATACCACTGGCAGTGATACCGGTTTTAGTTATATTAATGCTTGGCGTAATGTTATATGTAATGAGTGCCATAAAGAGTGGACAGAAGAATTTACTATTACCAGTATTATTAATGCAAACTTAGGTCTTGAAAGTCGTCCCTTTATGGACTGTCCTCACTGTAAACACAAAATCAGTATTAAAGGTTTAACTGGAGATAGTTACGGTATCTTTAAATGTCCGAAATGCAATAAAGATATTACTGAGTTTATAGACAAAGGTTTATTAGAAAATGATATGTTTTGAGGGGGTGAGTATGAAGTATGAATGTCCTGTTTGTAAAGCAGAACTTGAACATAAAAGAGTAGATGACGGATTTATAATAAACCGTATCAGTAAACACGGTGTGGCAGCAGAACTAGCTAATGAATCAGACGGTTATGATACTGTTAAATGTAGTAGAAACAGCGGGCATGCTATACCAGGCAAGCTTAGGCAGCATGTTCTTAATATAGTGCAGTAAAGGAGCAAAGTATGAAAAAATTAAGTAAGTACAGTAGACGAGAAATTATACTCAGACTGAAAGCACTATTTCCTATAATTAGCCCTGGGTACTGGACAAAACTATCTGATGCCCAGATGACAGAATATTTCAAAAGACAGATTACTGTTAATTCACTGGATCAGCTAAAAGAGATATGTAATAAAGCCGGAGACTATGGGTATGAAAATGGTGTTGAGTTTGGACTAATGCTTAACGGCGGGCTAAGAAGCAGTAAGACAATTAATTATGGTGGTGAGATATTCTATATCCGCAATCATGTTGACGACTCTGAACAGGAGCTTAACTCTGAACAGATAATGGATAAAGAGTATACAAATATTGGTGAAGGTATTAAGAAGAAAGCACTAAGGTTTAACTGTTTTAATTAAAAGGAGCTGAGAGTATGAAAGAATTAAAATTCAAATGTAAGAAATTATGAAGGGTAATGGTTCTTGTGCAGAGCCTTGGTACTGGGGAGATACATACAAGAAAGCTTGTGAGGTATGTGAACAGGAAAATGAGAAACGCGGAATTTCACGTAAAGAAGCAGCTATTATAGTTATGTCTTCCATGGGGGCAGGTAATGTCTAAGGTACTGGTAAAAGCATGGAAAGCATACCTCTATGCTTGTGATGGTAATGAACTATTAGACGAAACACTGATCAACGAAAACAGTGAAGGTATTGCACGGGATATATTTTCAGAAAACCACAGCTCTTTAAAAAATACATTTATAACTCTGGAAGAAACTACGGAGGAAATAAACGAAGAGGATGCGGTTGAGAGTGATCTTAAAATCTTACAAAGTGACCAATTTACATTTGAGGATAAATAACTGAATTAGTAAATGAGCTTAATGAAGCAACTTATTTTATGGAGGTATAATGGCTAAGAAATATTTATTAATTACTGTAAAAACGCAGGACGGTGAAAATGAGTATCAAGAGTTACTATGGAGTGAGTGTTCTGAAATAGTATTTAATACTAAAAGTGCGCTTGCAAGTAAATTAAAGAACATATTAGAAAGATATAGGACTAGTAATACTGATGATCTTCAAAGAGAAAACAATGAAGACTGTTATCCTGTTCTTGGCCGTAATTGGACTATTGTACAGATAGAAGGGTGTGCTGAATTTGATACAAAAGAAGAACTGATAACTGAATTAGTTACTCGAACAAGAGTGTTTGAAGTACCGGACACACAGGAGGAATGATGAAAGTTTATATTGTTATAACTGTAATTGAAGGTTATCCTGACACTTATGGTGGTATTGCAGGAGTTTATAAGAAAGAGAAAAGTGCAAAAAGAGTTGTTAAAGGTATACAAAAAATAAAAGCTAAAGACGAATTGGATGTGGAAGGAGAGCTGGGTAAACAATACGGTATTAATCCAGAATTTGATATGATAACATATTTAGAGCATACACTGGAGGACTGATGAAAATAAGAATTATTCATTGTGCAGTACGCAGTCTTATCTATCAACAAGATATAATTTTTACAGAAGATTTTAAATCACCAGTGGAAGATTTTGTAGTGAGGGGTGCTACAGTTATATTTGATAAAGTATGTGAATGTGATTTACCAGATTTATTTCCATTGGAAACATCTTTTGAAACAGGAGTATTAAATGGGGAAATGTAGAAAAATGAAAACAGGTTGGTGGAGCTTAGCTATAACAGATATAGATGAACTCACAGATATTTCTAAAGAACATATTGCCGATTTAATTGTAAAGGGTTATACTTCCGGTGAGATTATTCAAGAAGAAGACGATATGGAAATAACTGCAACAGAGGATGAAATAACAATTATTCCAAAGGAAAAGAAATGAGCAAAATAATCACTGACAAAGAAATGGGAGATATTATTCACAAAGCAACTCATGATCGGGAGATTATTGATGATCAAGACTCATACCTACATTTTCTTTTTAGTTTAGCTGAACTTATAACTGACCATTTTGGAGGTACACATGGAAAAGCTTCATACGCAGATGACGGCTTAGGTTACGCAGTTGCATTCAATGTTAATGAATGTGTGCCTACTGACGGTGGTATATTTAAAGACTACGATACTGATGTTACTTGGAAAGACAATAAGGAGGAACAATGAAAGATAGGGTAATTATAGTTATTAAAGGTGGTCTTGTTCAGAATGTATACTCAACAAACTCTGATCTGGATGTAGATGTACTGGATAATGATATACAAAAAGACTGTGATCCTACAAAAGAAGATGTTGAATATTATTATAAACTTAAAGTTGAACTAGATGATCCTAATACACAATTCAGTGAGGTGTATTGATGAAAATATACCGAATAGCTGTAGAATATACAATTGTCGGTACAATAACAGTATCAGCTAATAATCTTAAAAGCGCATTAGAAAAAGCTGAACACCGTTAATACTTCAAGTGTGTATGATAAAGAATATGTTGATAGTTCATGGAATGTTAATCAAGAGGTCAGTGAGGAATTTTGTAATGAGGATCATACATAAAATGACCATAGGTTATATCCCTGATAAAGAAGAAACAAACTTTATACTTTCTGAAGAAGAGTTTAAAAAACTACTTACCGGCAAAAGTATTAAACATGTAACAAGTAATTTTGAATACAAAATAGCAGAATTTACTCTTTCTTTCAAAGGTAAAAAAAGATAAAAAAACGAATTATCTTTCGCTACTGAGACTTTGCTGGCGAAAGTCAGCTTTAGTACAAAGAGTTTTACAAACTTTATAAAAGGAGAACATATGTTAACATGGAACGAGGTACTACTTTATCTTAAAAGCAAACAAGCTAACGATGAGGTGAAGGCTAACCTAAAAGCCAATGAGACATTACAAGCTGAACTGGCAAAAGAGAATGCAGCAAAAAAGATTTATGACAGCACAAAAAAGATTGTTGTTGCTAATGGGTTTACTAAGGGTATACCGGAAATCCATAAAGCCCTAACCTCTCTGTTTAATATTACATTTAAAAGGGTGCCGGTAAACGCATATTCCTATGTAACTGTTAGTATTGATCCTATCTGGAAAGCGATAGAAGATGCTGTACAGAAAAATAGTCCTAACGCTAAAGAAGTAATTAAATTACTAGGGAAAGTAGCTTAGTTTTATAGGGGCTGTGGTCTTGCTCCTTCCGCAGCTCCTTATTTTTGTGTGAGGTAAACTATGAATATAACAAAAATAGAAGTAGATGATGTTGATTTTGAAGTAGATGATGTTGGTCTTGATGCATTTGTTGAGCATATTGATCATGTGAATGAACATAATAACTATATTCTCATTGAAGCTTCTGGTACAGTCTTGTGTAGAGAATTATCTATTCCTTTCACTTATGAATATGAAGCAACTAGTGATAATGGTGGAGGCGGACATAGCTTGAACGATGATGACGAAAATGTGAAAGAACTTACTGAAGAAGAATATGACGAAGTAATTAATTTTCTTGATGAAGAATATGATCATAATCATTACATGCAGGAGGTGTATTAGTGGATTTTTGTTTTCAAGGTTGGGTTCGCGGTGCAAAAATAACCATAGCCACAAATATAAAGAGTGAGAAGATTGATGTAAGTAAAATAGACGAAGAAAAATTAGCTAAAAAACTTACAGACGGAGAGCTATTTATCTCTCTCGGAGATTATCTTTATGATAATAAAGAAGCTGAGATAGAAATATTTGATTTCGAGGAGTAAATATAATGGAATATAGAGTATTTTGGGAGATAGATGTTGACGCTGAAAATGAGGTAGAGGCAGCTAAGGAAGCATTGAAATCCAGTACAGGAAGTAGGCTCTACAGCTAACTTTTTCACAGTAAAACCTACGGCTTATTGTCAGTCTGCAAAAGAAGTTGACACACAAAAATTAAACTCAAACTAAGGAGACCGTATGCAACAAGTTTTAATACCTAATAAAATAGCACATGCACTAGTATACGCAAAAAAGAATAGCTGGGTATGGGTAACACAAGATATGAGTGGTAAGATGAGAAATATGTGGTCAATAAATACTAACTCGCTTACAAATCCATTTTGTTGTAACCGCTCTCAAACAAATACTATCTGTGCTTATTGTTATTCCCGAAAAATGTTAAAAGGACTAAGAGCTAGTTGCGTATTAGCATTTGAATATAATTCTAAATTATTATCATCTAATGTTCTTCCGGAAAATATATTACCTGTAATTTGTAAGCCTATACTCCGGTTTAGTGCTCATGGAGAATTGTTAAACCTAACTCATATGAAAAACTATCTAAATATTGCTCGTAAAAATCCAAAAACAATATTCGGTTTTTGGACAAAACGCTTAGATATTGTTACAGCACAGCACTTAAAGTTTAAGCCTAAAAATATAATCTATATCTACTCTAATCCCACAATTAACGATCCTATGCCCGTTGTACCTAAACAATTTGACAAAATCTTTTCTGTGTATACCAAAGATTTTCTTGCAGGCCATAAACGTATAAAAATTAACTGTAAAGGTGTTAAGGAGGGCGGCTGTATCAATTGTAGGAAGTGTTATTCCCCTAATAAAATACGCTTTATTAAGGAAGTAATTAGATGAGTGGATGATTATCTTGACTGTAATTCACCGACAAAGAAATAATGAAGACTTTAAAAAAAACTCTGAGGAGATAAAAATAATGGATAAAGTGATACATTTTTATGATTTACTTGCTGAGCTTGATATGCTTGAACAAAAAATAGAAGAAACATTGAGGATGTATAATGTCCTAACCCATTTTTCTCATTTGAAATACTAAGCAAAAAGCTACCAATAACTTTTTAAAAGCATAAACAAAAAGGAATTAGCACAGTAAAAAGTTGTATTTATACATCATGGTATCGAGAAAGCTATATTTACTGAGGGGTAACTATGCAGATAAAAATAACACCTAATCTAACATGTAATAATCAACCAGTTAGTCTTAAGAAAGGTATCTGGTTTGAAGTGGCTGTTGACAAAGGTGAAGAAGGAACAATGAGTATTTATAAAGATGACAGTCTAGCAGGTGCATTAAAAGTGTATCACGAAACTAATAATAAATTTCCTAAATTCATTGATGCCTGGGGATTCCCTATAGGAGGTGATATACCTTATCCGATAGATCAGTTTTCATTCGAGGAATAATACGGGTAAAGATAACTTCAAAGAATATGATATTAAAGTACATCTTGAATTAGGTTGGACATTTGAAGGTTTAGTTAAACAAGCATGGAGGAAAAGGGATGATTACATACCTACCTGCGTATTTAAAACAGAAGTATAACAATAAAGTAATCGGATATATTCGTTATAAGAGAGATAAATATTTTCTTATAGCAGAAGAAAAGCATCAGCCTAAAATACCCTATATAAGCGTTATGTTTATACATCTTGCTCAGATAACCCTACGTTGTGAAAAATGTGCAAGGATAATTAGTCGCGTTGCTATGCCTAAACTAGTATTTCTTGTAGATCGTATCGGTGTACGTATAGAATTAAATAAAATAGATCCTGATGCAATATGGTCTTTGCATCATTGCGGGAAATGCGAGCATAAGATACTCAGTAGAGTATCCGCACCTGTGCTATGTAACCGGTGTGGTCGTGTTATTACATGGCTATACCCACAAAAAAATGAGGCATTTGAGATTAAAGTAGGCAAGGAGTATCACGTTGAAATATGTAATAACTGCAACCCTTTAATTAAAAATGAGCTAATAGAGTTTAAGGAGGCTTTGAGTGTTATTACAAATTAAAGGTAAAGAAATTGACCTTATACTTGATGACTGGGTAGAAGAAAAAGGTACCGCTTTTAGGTACTGGACTCAACTATGTTCTAACCACGCACATCTTGTTGATGAACACAGAATAAGTGAAACAGCTATAGAGCAGATATGTGGTGTACAAGGGTGTAGTGAAGAGGCTGATTACTATTATGATTTTTGTAAAAGGAATATAAGAAATGATTAAGAAAATAACTATCATAAGTTTTATTTATCTGACTGGGTTGTACATCTCTATTGGTTATATTTACCTTCATCAGAAAAAAGAAATATCAGTATTAACTAAACGAACTAGTAACATGCAGAAGGAGATATACTACGATCGTAAACAAATAGTAGAACTAGAAGGGATGGTTGCAGAAGTAATCCTTAATCCGGATGCTAAGCAGGGTAAAGCACTACTTGATAAGTATTATGACATACGTAGCGAAGAGTTAATCGTTGAAGCAATGAGAGCACAACCAGGTATATTAGAAGCAATTGGGGAAATACGAAACTTGAGACGGCATATTGATACTTGCAGTGCAAAGCTATACTCAAATTATTTAAAAGTTTATAATACTTATTATAAAAAGAAACATGATATATTTATAGAAAAACGCCGTGAACCTTATAAAATAAAAGAAAAGCAGAGAAAGTAAGTATAGGAGAAGTTATGCAGCTTTTTAACGATCTTAATGACTATGATAAGATACTCGTTTCTTTCTCCGGAGGTAAAGATTCCAGTGCAATGGTACTTAAATTACTTGATCAATCTGACATACATCTATTTTAAAGTTATAATGTTTATAACAGTTATACAGTTTTAAAGAGGCCCTTATGGAAAAACATGGTTACAGAAATACACCTACGTACTTTACTTGGATTAATATGAAACGGCGATGCAATGACACTAAAAGAAAAGACTACCATAGGTACGGGGGAAGAGGTATTACAGTATGTACACATTGGTTGACTTCTTTTATAATGTTTCTTAAAGATATGGGAGAACGCCCTAAAAATATGACATTAGATCGTATAGACAATAGTAAGTCTTATTGTAAAAAAAACTGTAAATGGGCAACCACAAAAGAACAACAGCGAAATACGAGACAAAATAGATTTATTAAGTATAAGGGTAAAGCATTATGCTTAGCAGAATGGGCTGAAAATTATAATATTAACGTAGCTACCTTATCTAAACGTCTAAAAGAAGGGTGGTCTGTGGAAAAAGCACTTACTACAAAACTAAACTTTACACGTAGAGGGGTGACGCATAATAAAAAAATGATAACATACAGGGGCGTAACAAAAAACATAAAAGAGTGGGCTACTTATTTTAATATTAAATATCAAACTTTACATAAACGCATCACTAAGTATGATATGCCTTTTGAAAAAGCAGTAACCCAGATTATTAAAGAAGGAGGAAGTTTATAATGGAAGAAAGACTATTAGATATTCGTATTCAGTTAGAAGAATTAATTACCCGCAGAGAGGGTATGCTTGCTGCTAATAAACAAGTAGATAGCAAGAAGCATGCATTGGCTTACGATGAAAAAGCATTTGCTGATCTTGCCTCTGATATAGCAGACTTAACAGGGCAAATCTACCATTAATAGGAAAAGCTATGCAACATTTAATTAAAAAGATTATATGGAACTATGTTCAACCACACTTAATGACAGGGCATCTACTAGACAAAAAGAGTGGTACAGCTATAACAATACATATAAATCGCATTGATTTTAAATCATTTGAGTTTATATCTTATATGAGCAACCCTATACCTTCTTCGTGTAGTCTGTATGAGTGTAAGGAGCGTATAGAAGACACACCATTTGAACCTTTAGAAACAGATTTCTGGAAAAAGAAGGTACTACCCTGCTTTAAATCAGCATTAGAAAAAACAATTATGGAGTGGAAGGTAGCGGTAAAAAAAGGAGTAAATCAGCACTCAGGTGAAAACAACTGTAAAGAATTATTACCGAATTTATCTAAAAAGAATATTAAAAACCCTAGGAGGTAACATGGAAATAGAGTATATCAGGTGGAATTATACTCCCGGCACTTATGCCGGCCCGGGTGAAGACTACATGGAAGCCAGAGTAGGTAAAAGCCAGTGGGTAACTGAACCAAAGACAACAGTTAAAACAATTAATGAAGTCGGTGAAGGTCGTTTCTGGGAAGTATGTTTTGATAACGGTGATATACTTCAAGTTTTCAATCCGTTTGAAGTTTATTATAAAAAGAAGAAGCATTGAACAAAGAAATTATAATTGTACTTGAAATGGACCACACACCAAAAAAGATAAAGGCTAATTGTTTAAAATGCGAAACAGAATTTGAACTTATACATCAGAAAGGAGAAAAGTATAAAGGGAAATGTTATAGCTGTAAACAAGACTATAGTACATCTAAGAAAAAATCTATAATAAGGAGGTAACGCATGGAAATGGGCGAAACTGCAGGGCATGCCTTTAGTGATAGTTTCGATAAAGATGCATCAAAAGTATCATCTGATCTTTTCCTTCATCCAAAAATAGAAGGCCCGTCTGTGACAGTAAATACAACAAAATGTCAAGAATGTGGTAGAGAAGTATCAGATGACGATGTAATAATGGCCCCTTTACTAAATACTTATAAGCGTAACCGATGGGGTAGTGTGTGCAAAGGCTGTATGGAAAAAAGAAGAAAAGAAAATACTGAGTATGGAGAAAAAGGCAAAAAGGAAAAAGCTGAAAGAGAAGCTAAAAGAACGGTAAAAACAATAGAAAATCTAGAGCCAGTAAATGAGTTAAGGCCCCTAACATTTGATGACTTTATTGGCCAGGTTGACTCGATTAAGAAGATCAGGATAGCAATAGACTCAGTTAAAGCCAGAAATCAGCCTTTAGGGCATATCCTTATTAACGGACCGGCCGGTACAGGTAAGACAACCTTAGTTCAGATCATTGCTAATGAGCTTGGTGTAGATGTAATTTCTACCATCGGTAACAATATTCAAAAAGATACGGATGTATTAGACCTAGTAAGAAGATGCTCCAAACGTAATAGCGTAAATATTTTATTCATAGACGAAATCCACACCATAGCGCCAAGAGCTCAAAATAATTTGCTAACATGCCTAGAGGACCGAACTATAACTGTAAAACAAGGAAACCACTCTCAGAGGTTTGGATTTACTCCAATTACGATTATTGGAGCTACTACTGACCCTGGGGGTCTACTTAATCCAGTTTACGATAGATTTTTGTACAAGCTTGTTCTTGATCTCTATACCATTTCAGAATTAAAGGAGGTAGTGAAGTTCTGTATATCTAAACTAGACTTTGTTGAAAGCATAACGGATGAAGCTGCGCTGGAAGTAGCCCGAAGGTCAAAAGGGGTGCCGAGGATAGCCATTAACTTATGTTCTACGACAATTAGAGAGGTGGCTATAAAGAATAATAAAAAAGAGATTGATATAGGTATTACAGAGGAAGCTTTTGATGTACTTGACTTAGATGAAAATGGACTGTATACTAAAACAGATATAAAGATTCTTAAGCATCTCTTTAGTATATACCCACAAACAGTCGGCCTTAACAGTATGGCGCAATTTACGTATGAGGATCCACGACATATAGAGAAGATCGTTGAGCCTGAACTATATAGACTTGGTTATATACATAGATTAAAGACAGGAAGACAGATTACTCCCAGGGGCGTGGAGTATTTGAAAAAGAAAGGTTTCGTATCTGATGAAGATATGGAGAGTTCTGTAGTAGCATTAGATTAATAGGGGGAGGAAAGGTGTGTATCACAATTTAAAACAACTTATAAATAACTATAGGAGCAGTAAAAAAGAGATGTATTTCTCTAAATTATTCTCTGCCTTTTACTCTTCTATTAACTATTACGCTGACTATGCCTGCCTGCAGTATAATACCTTTAATGTGGATAGGCACGTTATTATTTCTAGTGTTTCTGAATACTTTGTATCTATTATAACAAAACTAGTGGATACACAGAAAAGTAACAAAGAGATATACAATTTTATAAAAAGATGTATAAAGGTTAAAGCTTACTGTGAGTGTAGAGACCAGTTGAGGGAGTTACATAATGATAAAAATTATGTTGAATACAGAGACCCTGCTGAGCTCAATAATACCATTGATACTTATTTTGGATCAAACTATTTGTTTGTGAAGTTTTTTAATAAAATTGAATTATCTTATATACTAACTACTTTAGAGAACATATTGATAACTGATCAGAGGAGGTGGAAAAACCAGAAAATAAAGATTAAGAAGACACTAGCTGTCTTAAAAAATAACCCTGCTGTCACACAAGCAGAACTAAGTAAAGAGTTTAGCTGTAGTAAAGAGGCTATACACAATTTCTACGGTAAGCTCAGAAGAGTATTAATTAACAACATGGAGGTATTAAATGTATCGGATTGTATTAGTTTATATTAGTTTACTTATCCTTAAAGTAATCTCGCTCATACATTGGTTATTTGAGGAAATCCCGGGTATTGGGAAATTAACTAAAAAAATGTATGCGCAAGCAGAAACACAAATGCATAAAATACTAGATTATTTTACGGACAGAGACTCCCTTAGAATAGCTAATTACTGTAGGGAGGTACATACCTTAAAAGAAAAAGCGGAGGAAGCAGGAGACTTAAGACTAGCAGCCAAATGTAAAGTTGAGCAAAGCAGAATTAAAGATATTTTTCAACGAAATAATATTAATAATGTTTCGTTGAATGGGGAAATACTTAAAAAGTAATGAGACTTACAATCGCTTTTCATGCTGTTAGAGATAAAGATATTATCAAACATATTGGTTCCGTTAATAAGACATATAAAATAAAAGAAGCTATTCGGAAAGCAATCCAGTTTGATAGTTATATCGAAAATATCTTTTCTTCAAATGCGCAAGGTATTAAACCCGGACGTTTTCAGTCAGAAAAACCTAATACACCTAATTCACCTAAAACTGATATAGAGACAACAGAAGAGGTACCTAAGCTATCAAAAGAAGAAATTAATAAAAAAATAAACCAATTTTAAAGGAGGACTACGTGAAAAACTTATTAGTGATAATAGTGTGTATTACCTCTATACTTTTTTATCTTTATTTTATTGGTAGGGTTTCTCATGCTACAATAGGCCCCGATAGTATAGAGGATAAAATACTTACTAATGAAATTAAGAAAGATCATATCCACGAGAAGCTTAAAAAATATGGACCAGGGTGGGAGTATAAATATTTTGATTATAATCGCCTGTGTTTATTGGAGGATATATGAACAAAAAAACAATAGTAGAAACAACTTACACCACTATTATAATAAGTCTTTGTGTGATACTAGGGATAACGTTAGGCAGAATGAGTAAAAACAAGGAAATAAAAGAATGCAACAGAAAGATAGAACACTTAAAATTTGTAAGTGTTAAATCGATGGCTATGATAACTGGTTACTCCCTGGGGATTCATGATGGGTTTGAAGCATATACAAGAACATTTAGGTATAGAGGCACGCCTACGCAATGGTCACGATGGGTAGTACGAACAGACAACATACAAACGTCAATACTACAGTTAGACCAGGAAAAAATAGCTATGGAATTTCTTGATAAACAAGGACTATCGACCCCTATTGCATCTAACTATATGTTAAAGTGTATAAACCATTATAAGGAGATAAAATGAATACTATAAAGATAAGCCATAAAGTTATTAGAGTAACAGCAGTAATCTGCACCTTAGCAATAATAGCTTTATTCATTTGGATAATAACAGAAATTAAACAAAAAGCCTATTTACCAATAGGATACGTTAACACTGTAGTACTTAGCTATTCAAAAGGGTTACATGATGGTCTGGAAGCTTATATACGCACACACGATAAACCGGTAGCGTGGTCTTTTTCTAAACAGTGGAAAACGAGCATAAGTAATACAGGAAAACTACCACTCCAAGTTGAACAGGAAAAAATAGCTATGGAGTTTTTAAAAGCACAAGACTTGTATGATACTCAAGCGTCTAACCTTATGATTAAGTTCTTAGAGTACTTTGAGAAGGGAAATAAATGAAGACAGGGGCCGTTGTTAAACTAGGAATAGGTACCTTAGACAACAAAGCAGGCACCATTGGTGTTTGTTATGATGAATATGATTTAGGGTATCCAGGTAATTCTGTTATATTTGAAAACGGAAATAATGCTAGTTTTCCTTCAGAAGGAAAGGAGGTGTTTCTTAAAGAAATAGGTTTTTGTAAAGAAGTATCGGGGTACATATTTTACAATGTTACACAGTTAATACATGATTTTGATATGGGTGTTTTTGATCCTGTTTTTAAGGATAAATCTTATGAATAGACTATCCTGGGATGAGTACTTCATGGAAATAGCTAGAACTGCTTCTTTACGTTCTGACTGTCTTCGTGCTCATGTAGGTGCGGTTATTGTAAATTCACATAAAAAAATAAAAGGGACTGGCTATAACAATACACCTGCAGGCTGTAAGCCTTGCGATGAAAAGTATAAAGGATGTTACCGTATAAAGAACAATATCCCTTCCGGAACTAGATACGAAAGCTGTAGGTCTGTACATGGAGAACAAAATGCTATTATACAGGCAGGAGAGGTTAACTGTACCGATGGAGATTTGTATATTTACGGCCATACTCAGGTATGTATACTATGCAAAAGATTTATAATCAATGCAGGTATTAATCGGGTTTTTCTTAGAAAAGAAGAAGGAGAAGAAATGTTTATATTGTATCCAGAGGACTGGAAGGAGGAATTATGAAAAAGTTAATTATATTATTAGTATCACTACTCTTGTTTGTGTGCTGCACTAACAATCCTATGGAACCATTGGAACCACAGGTAGTAAATAAGTACTACACCAACACTATAGAGCACCATCACTATTACTCAAATACTGTAGAAAACTACTACACCAATACCATCACTTATATTTCTAACTATTATTTTACTAATAATTTACCATTTGAGTATTTGGTAATGACAGGGTATATAACACCATCTAACTATTTTAATTATTTCAGCTTTCACACTGTAGTATTTTCAAACAGTAATATTACTCCACAGTCTATAGCTGAACTTTATGTGTCAGATGATAATTTAACTTATGTTAAAGTAGTAGAAATAGCACAAGCTTATTTACATCATAGATTATACTCTGAAAGTAATCGTATTAGATTATTAGATAGAAGAGATTTATATGTACGTACTTACGAAGATATGTACTATACGCTACATGTGCTTATTCCTGGAGATATATAAAGTGAGAATATCTAAAAAGAACAAAAGGAGAATCTTTGATTCCCTGGACTCATCCCTTAATGAGATACTTTCAGAGTATTTTGATAAAGATGAAATAGAACATCCTCCGGATACGTGGTTTGAGGAAACAAGAGAAAAGTTTGATTTATTAAATGAATACCGGAATGCAATTCAGGTTAAATTGGAGGAAGTTATAAATGATAGATAATATAACCAAAGCTTTACAGCACAGTGCCCGTGTAAAAGAATATCAGGATTGGATCGAAAAGAATATTAGTGAAGACCCTAACCATGTACTAAGAACATGTGCTGAAGCTACACTAGAAATGAAAAAAGTATTTCCAGAACTGCAGCGTGTACGCGGCCTTGTCCATACAATAGATAGGTGGGAGATCGAGAACAAATATCCTCACTGGTGGCTTACTGATCCCTGGGACAGTAGTATTGTAGACCCTACTGTACTTCAATTTTGTTTATGTATTATATCTGCTTACGTACCGGCTGATGAGGCTAGAGGGGAACTCACCGGTAAATGCCCTAACTGTGGTGGTATTTGTTATGATCATGAGTACCTATGCTCTGATAAATGTGACAAGGAGTATAGGGATTATACTATGACAGGGGAATTATGGTGAAACAAGGGACTATGAAATATAAACGGCATAAATGGTTATCTAAGTTTTACCACGCTAAATGCAGGTACTGTGACTTTGATGTTGATAGTAGAAATGCAGTTGGCTTAGCAGCTCAGCACTTTAATAAATACAATCATTCAATAGATATAGAGATGAGCGGCTCTATAATGTTTTTGAACGATAAAGATAACAAAGAACAAGAGGCACTCAAGAGAGGAGCATAAGTTATGAATATACTTGTAGAACACAATACATGCGATAAACAAGAATGTCATATATGTGGTAAAATAACACAAAATAACTATTTCATCTGGCTAGAACATTTATGCCAACATTATGTAGCTGCATGCATCAAATGTTTACCATATTTCCGGGAGGTGATTAATGAAACAAACATTCGACACAAAACTAAGACTTAATAAAGCTAATAAAGCTCAACTTGAAACTGTTAACGAGATTATAGAAGATTACCAGGAACAGGGATACAAGCTCACATTACGGCAGCTTTATTACCAACTGGTATCTAGAGATGTTATCCCAAACAATGTAAAAGAATACGCCAAGTTGAGCAATCTTTTAAAGAAGGGGCGCATGGCCGGTGTAGTTGATTGGGGAGCTATAGAGGATCGGATCCGTGTGCCAAAACTTCCTTATTGGGTATATGATATTCCTGATGCACTTAATGATACAGTTCAAACATACCGACTTAACAGACAAAAAGACCAAGACTACTACATAGAATTGTGGGTGGAAAAAGATGCCCTCAGCGGTGTGTTACAGCGCAAAACTTCATACTATCATATTAATCTTATGGTTAATAGAGGGTATAGCTCTGTCACAGCTATGTATGATGCTTATAAACGTATTGAAAATGCCTGTAAACCTTCTATTATATTTTATCTTGGAGATCACGATCCCTCCGGACTTGACATGGTTAGAGATATTAGAGATAGATTAAAAGATTTTGGGTTAACCTATTTTGACCCCTACATACTTAAAAAAGATATAGTAAAATGGTCAGATCCTGCTTTTACAATAAAACATATAGGTTTAACCTGGGACCAGATCCAACAATATAACCCACCACCAAATCCTGCAAAACTATCTGATCCCAGAGCTAAGGATTATGTTAATAAATACGGAAATACCTCCTGGGAAGTTGACGCTCTTAATCCAAGTATACTACACCAGCTCATTGATGATGAAGTATTATCTGTAATGAATGAAGATAGATTTAATGAACAAATTAAAAAAGAAGAGAAGGATAAAAAGAAACTTAGCAAAATAAGCGAGGGGTTTGGAGAATGAAATTTAAACCGCATAAACTAAGTAAAGAAAAAGATAAGTTTATTCAGACGATTTATATTTCTCGTGCAACGGAGAAAAAACTGAGTATAATTGCAAAGAAGTATAGCTTGTCTAAGGCAAAACTAGTGAGACAAATGATTGATTTCTGTTTAGAAAATTATGTAGGGTTCTGAGGAGAGAAGATGAGTATATCTAATACCGGAGATTTGACTCTATTATCTAAAAAATTAGAACAAGTGATAACTGAGCATTTTAAACTGAAAGAAAGACCGGCCATGGCAATAGCTTTTACACTGCCACAGGACTATGCTGAGTGTCATTGGGTAACCAACGTACCACGAGGAGACGGTATAACGTTATTTAAGAACACAGCTGAAAAGATGCAGGCACAAATAAACTAAAAGGAGAAATAGTATGAAACAAAAAACATGGAAAGAAGCAAATCAAAGACAAAAAGATGCTTTAAAAGAGCAAGCTTTAGATTATTACAAAAAACAAGGAGTTGTGCCACCGCCTTACACTAAACAAAAGAAGGCACTAACAGGGTTTACTAAAGAATATAAGACTTATTATAAGAAAAGAAATAAACAACATAAAGGACTAATAGGGCATGGTGCTCTTATCTTAGGAGCCACTGGCTTTGGTAAAACACGAATAGCCGCAATGGTCATCCAATGGTTATTAAAACAAAATAAATCACATAAAACACTTATACTGACACATCGTAAATCTATAATGTACTCACTTTGGGAAGAACTATTCTTTATCTTAGGTATAGAGAGTTCTGTTATGAGAAGTGGCACATACTATAGATTCAATGAATCTGTCACTATTGCTATGGTACCCACCCTATATAGATATAAACACGGATTTAAGAAAGACGAATTTGAATTAGTAATTGCAGATGAGGCCCACCATTCAGTAGCGGACACATGGCTTAACATTTTATCTTATTTTGATAGTTTTAAATTAGGAATGACTGCAACAGCTGACAGAGCGGATAATAAATCTGTTACCAGTTTGTTTAATAATAAAGCTTTAATCAATGTTACACTTGGAGAAGCTATAAAGGCGGGATGGGTATCTAATTATAGATTTATCCAATGTCACGATAACACAGACTCGCTACTTGAAGACGAGATGTATATTGAGAAGAAAAAGTACAAAAAGAAAGATAGAGATAAAACCCTTTTTATAGAAGAACGTGTTCAGGCTATTTTAAATAATGTTAATAAGTATTTTCCAGAAGGATCCTCAGCTATAGCATTTGCAGGTAATACAAAATACGCCAAGTATATTACTAATAGATTAAATGAAGCAGGTATTCCAGCAGAAGTTATCTTATCTGAGTACTCGGACAGTCATAATGAAGAAGCTGTACGAAGATTAGAAAAAGGAGAGATCAGAGTTTTAGTAAACCTTAATATAGTATCAGAAGGCTACAATGCCCCAGCAGTCGGTGGTATTCTATTTTTGACACCAGTTAGTAATTTTGCCACATTTCTTCAAAGACTAGGTCGTGCCTTGAGAGCTATGTTAGGTAAGGAAGAAGCTATTATATTAGATTTTGCAAGTGCCCATCATGCAATTACTAAAATATTAAGATTTATATCAAGTGCTTCTAACACCAATTTAGTTTCACAAATTAAACTAGGAGTAGGACAAAAGATAGCAGTTTATAAATTAGGTGACGGATGTACATACCAAATGGATGAAGAATTACTACCCCATATACAAGAAGCTATCAATTCTCGTCAAAAATTAACTGAAGTTATCAAAGAAATCAAAAACGAGAAAACAGCAAGAGCCATTATTAAAGAAATTAATATGATGATTAGAAATGGTAATTTTATTAAATCTAGGTACCCTGAACTAAATAGATTAATGGATATATTAAAGAGGCGACATGCGACAGTTTAATAAAGAAGATAAGAAATCATTAGTATATATAACTAATTTAATTAAATACTCACATAATCTTGTCAATTATACTGTACCTCGGAATAAATCAGAAGCTATGTTAAATAAGAATCATATACTTTCTTTCAAATATCTAAAAAGATTAATTACAAACGAGTTTAAATTGTGGGCAAATAAAGGACAACATAAAAGGGATTTTTATATAAAATACGTTATAGATTATAATAAGAGTATTAAGTATAGTGAACGAAGTTCTCTAAAAGATAATGCTAAGAAAGATTTCCCTGATCAGTTTAATACAAATGATTTTAACTATTTACGTAAATATGTTAAAGATACTTACGAAGAATATAAACAAGCATATAAAAATTCAACTACAATGCTTGAGACTATAGGGTATAGAAGAGCTGCGAAAAGAGATTTTCCTGATTTATTTAATAAAGACGATTTTACTCATATAAAAAGACTTAAACATAAAAGAAGTAGTTATAAAAAATACACGACTGATTATCGTAAAAGTTCTGATAGGGTTGAGAAGATTTGTTTAAAGCATAATGCTGAAATAGATTTTCCTGATCTATTTAATAAAAAGGACTTTACTCATATAAAAAGACTTAAATATAAAAGAGATTCTTACAAAACATATGTGTACGATTATATTAACAGTAAAGATTCCTATGAAAAGTTTCGATTAAAGTATAATGCTGAAAGAGATTTTCCTGAGCAATTTAATAGAGATGATTTTATTTCAAAAGGAAGAAACCGTGCAAATAAATAATAACCTCATTTTAAAACTATTATCCAATCATTTCAGAAATATGGTATTTGAAAAAGTGCTTGCAGGAGAGATATACAAAAGACACATCAAAGAATTGACATACTCCGAGGTGAAACTTCTTTATAGCAGACTGACAGATGTCTATAAAAGATATCAATTGAAGAAATACGCAAAAGAACTATTTACTTATTATAACGAAGCTCATTTTGTAAATAACCGAAATATTAAACATATAATTATATAAAAACCGGTGGGACTATCATATTACCCACAAGCCACTACTTGTTGACAAGAGAAGGTTAAAATACGAAATAATATAATATGCCCGGAGCCGGTCTCGAACCGGCATGAGTTTACCCCCGTCTGCTTTTGAGATAAGCGTATCTGTCTATTCCACCATTCTGGCTTACTCATAATCAGCTATATCAAGAGACGGAAACATAGCTACCGCAGCACGAGGCTGCAGCTTAGTACCGTGCTCTACCACCAAACAAATATCATTATCAGTATCGCTGCCTGGTACCCCTGCTATATAACAACTCCACTTCTTAGGATTATGAGTTCTTCTTATAGCTATGAATCCTACAACACCTTTATACTCACCACACATATTTACCTTTGGGATCCAGTACCGATCAATTACCCTTTTTAAAATAGATTTATCATCCACTACACCTCCCTCTCATCATAGAACTGATACTCATCCCCATTCTTTTTTTCGATCTTCTCCACTGAACCATACTCATGTCGAACTACATAAACTTTCTCATCCTCATCACAGTCCAGGATTTCAACATCAATCCATCTTTCTTCTATTATCGATCCTGCTGAGTTTTCTCCCATATATTCAAACATCTTGCGTTTACCGTTTGGGTTAAACATTTATACTCCTGTCTCTGGGTAGAATATATCACCAGGAAAACAGCTTTAATATAATTAAAGCCATACCTCCCAACATTATTGCTATTGCTAAACCGGACCCACTACCACCGCACTTTACACTCTGAGGAGGACCTGATAGTGGACTATCATCTAATTCTTTTTGAAAAGCAATTTCTTGTTCTTCTTCGTCAGTCATACTACCCTCCATTCTTTTTCTATAAATCTTTTTACATCTTCAATTTTATCTTTAGGCTCAATGTAGATATACATACCAACACAACCGGAACTATCATAACCGGTTACCCGAATCCCGGAAAATGTATCCGCTTTATAACGAATAGTGCCTGATTTATATCTATGTTTACAAACACTGTAGTATTGTCTGGATATGTTCTTAACAAATTTATGCTTGAGAAGTTTCTTATAGCCAGGTTTCAGTTCTTTACTTAAAGATAAATGTCTACCCACCAAACATACCTTTTACTGCCTGCAGCACATTCCGCAAAGTATCTGTCATACGGTCACTATCCTCAGCTACTACTCCCTCTGGAGTAGAATTAAAAACATACATACCACAGCTACATTTATAAACAATAGCAGAATCCCTAATACATATAAAATTTCTCTTTTCTATGTGATGGTCACAACTCATAAAATAAATCCTC